ATGCGCAAGTTCATCGCCGTAGCAACCAAGGTCCAGGAAGCAACCCCCCACTTCACCATCTTCCACACCACCGAAACCTCCAAGGCCAATGATGGAATGCGGGGGCAGCGTGAGCCGGGCTACTACATCGTCAACGGCCACATCGAAAGCGCCCCGGAATACTGCCCCAAGCGCTTCGAGACGATTGAGGAAGCGATTACCCGCGCCGAGCTTGAAGAAGAGCGCATCGCAGAGCGCGCCGCCGCCCGTAAGGCCACCAAGGCGGCCACCGCCAAGGCTCCCACCAAAACTGCCACCGCCCCCACTGCCGTCAACCTTGCCACCCCGCGCCAGGTCGAATACATCATGGCTCTTATCGACCGTGGTGCGCACGAGGAAGGCGGCTTTTACAGCGGCCCCACGACCCGCGAGAAGGTCGCGATGATGGACCGCAAGTCCGCTTCTCTTTACATCGACTCCCTCAAGGGCAACTACTAGAGATGTCATCCCCAGAATATTATTTGTAACCCCGGTTGACGCAGTAACCGAGGTTGCATATACTAGGGGTATAGGCAAGAGAGAGGAAAAGAAAATGACCACCTACTACCGCATCCAGTCCCAGAACCGACCCAACATCCTCAACCCGGAAAACCAGTACTCCTACTCCTGGAACGACCAGGGCGCAGACCCCCGGCACGGCATCAGCGTCATGGACGACCGCGAAGCCCTCGCTGAGTACATCGCCCAGACCGGAATCCAGTGGGACGAAACCTGGGAGCTTCTCGAGGTCGAAGGCACCACCTCCGAGGATGAGGACGAGGACGCTCACATGGGCGCTCGTCTCATTATCCCCACCGCCATCGTCTCCCGTGAGCCCATCGAGGAGTCCTTTATGGAGGAGATCTTCGACGCTTTCGAGCAGCTCGCCGCCTAACCACCACCACCATCTGAAAGGAACCCCATGTACACCCTCATCACCCCCAACGCAGACCGCACCATCACCGGCGGCACCCTAGAAGATCTCCGCTACAAGCTCATCGAGTATCACGAGAGCAACCGCCGCGACCCCCAATACGGCGACTACACCGACCAATTCCACGCAGTCTACCCCCTCGACGAATCCGAGCTTGATGACGGCGAGACCCCAGAGCAGCCCCGGCCACTCACCCCAGAAATCCTAAAAGGACTCGCCAAGCACATCTGGGACACCCCCGCCGTCTCCCTCACTGAGGAAAAAGGCACCGACATTACCCGCCTCGCTGAGACCCTGCACTACATGCTCGATATGAACACCGATGCCGCCGAAGATGCCCTCCGCACCTACATCACTCAGATTGAGGAACTGGAAAGCCGCAGCATTGACGAGGATGAAATCGCAGAGGTAGACGCGGACTTCCTTATCGGCGCGGTGAAATCCGCACGCCGCACCGGAGACCTTGGGCTCCACGAGCTAGACCTGATTTCCGATGCCACGCGTGAAATGGAATCGCAGGAGGATAGGCTCCGCGCCGCCCGCGCTGAGCGTGACGCCGCTATCCGCGCCGCAGTACACGCCGGGGCACGCATCCAGGACGTGGCCACCGCTGCCGGAATTTCTCGCCAAGCGGTAGACAAGATCATTCGCGCATGAAACCCGGCGATAGGGACGGGTATGGCCGGTACGGCTACCTCGATGGTGATGATGAGCGCATCGTCTGCCATGAGTGCGGGAAGCTGTACCGGGCGCTTGGCACACACCTGATTAAAGCCCACGACATGATCGCAGCAGAGTACAAGCAGGCGCACGGCTTGCCTCGCGGCATGGGCCTAGTAGCCCCTGAGACGCGACGCGCCCAATCACTCCACGCTCTAAGCCAGGTGGGCACGCCGGAGTGGGAGCGGATGGTGGAAAAGCGTAATCCCGCAGCTGCGTCGCATGCCCGTACAGAAGAGTCTTTCACCTCCCGTGGCGTGGTTGCTGAGCGGAAAGCCGCGACGGCGCGAGCAAATATCAAAGGTGTGAGAAAGCCTGTCACACGGCGCTGCGTAGTCTGCGGCGAGCTGCTTACCGGGGTGCGCGGGCGCGCTACGTGTAGTGACCGGTGCTCCCACATCAATCGGTATGAGCGGGCCGCGAAGCCAGGCGCGAGGGTATGGATGGAGCGTCGAGACGCAGGAGAATCACTATCGGCAATTGGGCGTAGCGCGGGCGTATCTCATGTAGCGGTGAGAGTGCGGATTGAGAAATTCCGGGCCTATCTCAACTTGTGCGAAGAGCTCGGGCGCACACCTATAGAGTAAAACGCAGAAAAAGACCCCGCACTCTCCAATCGGAAAGTGCGGGGTCATTTGGGCTATTCGCCGAATACGTCCTCGTGGACGTCCTTGGGGAGGGCTGCGGTCTCCACCGTGTGCGGGTGGGTGGTGAAAACCCGGCGGAGTGCCTGGACGGCGCGCCAGTACTTTTGCGCGAGCGAGTCGAACTTCTCACGCAGCGCGTTCATCTCCTTCTTAAGGCCGTCGATTTCCGCCTGCTGCGCATCCATTCGATCCATGATGAGCTGCGAGAATGCCTGCCACTGTGGGCCAACCGTTTCGACCTTCTTCGCGTCGACTTGCGAGCTGCCTGTGGCTTTCGCGGCGAGCCAGCCGAACAGGCCTGTGAGCAGGGCAACCACCCCGCCGCTAAGAATGGTTGTCAGCATCTAGACCTCCTTCGGCGGGAATGTGGGCACGAGCTCCGGCTCACGGCGGCCGCGTGCGAACGCCCAGAACGCCAGGCCAAACACCGCCAGATAGGCAATCGCAGTCACCCAGCCGCGGCCACCACCGAAGATGAAGCTGACGGCCCAGAGGAAGTGCATGCCGACCATCACGCCGACCGCGAGCGGCTGCGTACGCCGCCACGCCATAGCAACGAAACAGCCAATACCGGCAAGCATCCACAAAGTCCCCCACACAGGCGGCGGGAAGAAATGCTCGAGCAGGTGCGCGGGCGAACGGCCTGGGTCGACCATCGGCGGGAAGTAGGAGATTCCGCGCGCCAGGCCCAGGACGCCGAGGATGAACAGGCCCATCTCGTCCGACAGCAGGCGGCGTTTCCACCGGGCCTTCGTGCATGGGTCGATTCCAATCATGCTGCGCTTGTGGGGCCGGTGTAGACCGGCAAGGTTGGGGCGGCGGTGGTCGTGGTGTCCTTTGCTGCGTGCTTGCCTACAGAGATGAGGGCGTCGGCGGTGGCCTGGTCTACGCCGAGGGCGGCGAGGATGCCGTTAGCGCGGCCTACCGTCGCGGCTTTCTCCACATCATCGGTGGTGACTTTCTCATCCGAGTGCTGGCCCGTGAAAAGCGCGGCGATAAGCGGGGCCACCGCGCCCGCCGCAGTACCGATAGCGATAGCCACCTGCTCCCCCGTCTGCTCGTCGACGAGTCCGAGGGCGGCGAGGACTGCCAGGCCGATAGACGCCAGCAGGTAGCAGATTTTGCGGATGAACCAAGGTTGGGTGAGATTGCGCATTAGTTTTCCTCCACGTGCTTGTCGAATTCGGCGCGGAACTCGGCGAGCTCCACTCGGAGAGCTGCGATGGCGTCCACGACGGTGAGGTTGCGTCCCTGCGAGTCCTTGCCGAGTTGGGGCCATCCGCGGTAGTCGCCCGCGTCACGTCCGCCTGTGAGCTGTTGGCGTACGTCTTTGGTGTCGGAGCCGATGGGGCCGACGAAGCCTGAGATGTAGTCGGTGATGTGCTTGATGATGCGGTCTGCTTCGGACACGGTGAGTTCCTCCTGAGGTTGGGTGTCGCCGTTGAAGATTGCGGCGATTTGTTCGCGGGTTCCGCGAAATGCGTTGATGTCTACGATGCGGCCTGCTACGTGGGCGTTGGAGCCGTATTGGAGCAGGTCGGGTTTGCGGTTTCCGAGCGGATAGGACCAGCCTGCGTGCCCGTCGCCGCCGTCGCCTTGGTAGAGGTCGCGGGGCACGCCAGTGCGATTCCGCCCATAGGAGGACACCCAGAGGTAGCCGAGACCATCCATGGACGGCTCGCCGCCTGGCATTTGCTCCCAGTACCACGCGCCGGAGTAGATACCGGGGACGTGGTAGCCGCGCTTCTCTAGCTCACGCTTCGCGGCCCACACATCCGCGCCGGTGAGTAGCTTGCGGCTGCCCGATACAGACTCCACGTCGATCCACACGCCGAGGTCGCGACGCCCACCCATCTGCTGGTCGATGACATCCACCTGCTGGGCGATGGTGCTGCCCTCGGACGGGGCACGGAGATACCAGTAGGTGCTCACGAGCAGGCCCGCACTTTCCGCGTCGGCAAGGTGTGAGCGGAACGTGCGGTCACGGTACGTGCCATCGCACAGACGGAGGATGGCGAAATCCATGCCCTGAGCCTTAGCCGCCGCGAGCGACATGCCGTCCTGGTGCTCGGACACGTCAACTCCGAAGATGGTGGTCATAGGTTCCTCCTTTGTGCTGTCGCCTACCCACTTCGCCCCGGCGAGGACATTCTGCATGGGGTCGAGTCGGTCAGGGCCAGGCTGCGACCACACATAGCGGTGGTGCTCGAAATGCAGGTGCGGGGCCACACCACCATTGGTGGAGCTGTCGGGGTTGATGTGGCCGATGCGCTGGCCCTCGATGACGCGCTGACCCACGGTGACCTCCGGGATGATGTGGCCGTAGACGTAGAGTCCACCACCGTGCTGCGCGTCCACGTCGAGTGTGATCCACTGCCCGAAACCAGACGCGGAACCGGCGCGGGTGATAAGACCGTCACGGACGGCGTAGATGGGCTGGCCGCCGGAGCCGCCAGCTAGGCCGAAGTCGGTGCCCCAGTGGGTCCTGCCCCAACGTGGGCCAAAGCCGGACGTGACCACGAACCCCTTGGGGACTGGCATAGTTGTCATGCGTGCCCTCCTTTGGGCATGAGTAAACCGGCTCTTCCGGTTTTAGAGTGCATTGATTTTGTGTCGGATGTTGGCGGCGTGAATCAGGCACCGCAATATGTAGTGGTCGAGGTTGCGGAATCCCAGGGCGATGCCGCGTAGGAATTCCAACCGACCGTTAATCGCTTCGACAGGTCCGTTGGATACTCCGTGGTCGAAGTAGGCGAGGATGTCCTTGCGGCGTTTGTTCATGGTCCTGCCTAGCTGCGCGATCTCAGCGATCCCGGCGTCTTTGATGTCAACAAGCGTGTCAATGAGCGTGCTCATGGCTTTCTTGGCTGCTTGCTTGTTGGGATTGTTGTAGCAGCTTATGACTTGTTGGTAGTAGGTCCAGGTCTCTTGTAGCGGCGCGTAGTCGTCGTCGAAGTCAAACAGTTCCTCAAGCCTCCCGCGCTGCTTGTCGGTGAGCAAGCCCTCGGTGGTCAACAGAGTTTTCCGGTTGCGGTAGAGCGGGTCTTTGCTGCGGCCACGTCGGCCTGTTGTTTCTAACTGGAGCCTGGCGCGGCACTTGGTGAGCTTGTCACCGGCCAGGCGTACAACGTGGAACGGGTCCATGACTTGGGTGGCGTTGGGAATGACTTCGCCAGCGGCGGTGGCATAGCCTTGGAAGCCGTCCATGCTGATGATCTTGACCTGATCGCGGAACTGCTCGCTGTGATTATTCAGCCATGTTCGTAACGCGTCAGCGCTTCTGCCTGGGACAACGTCAAGAAGCCGAGCGGGGCGGATGACGTTTCCATCCTTGTCGTGGTGGTCGGTCATATCAACGATGACGGTGACGTATCCGTCGCGCCATGTGCGTCGGTTGTGCGACCAGCGATGCTCATCAACACCGATGACCTTGACCCCGTCGAGGTAGTGCTCGTCGTTGTAGATCAAGTCCTGGACAGCGGCTAAGGCCAAGGCGTTGGTGGTATCCCACCCCAGGCCTAATGACTTGGCTGCAGCGGCAACGCTCATCCGATCTAGGCAGAGTCGTTGCAGTATCCAGCGGGTCACCCTGTCCGTGGTCTTTGAATTGTCGGGCGCGCAGGTAAGGCCCGCGCGGAAGATCTTCTGCAAGCAGCGCTTGTTGGTGCACCGGTAGCGTGGAAGGCGCACATGAAGGCGTGTTGGGTGGCCGACGATGGGCAGATCGACCAGGCTGCGGATGACGTGGTCGCGGAATACTCCAGGCTGACCGCACGTGGGGCATTCATTGATGGGCTCGACGGGCTCGGCTTCGATGACGGTGACATCGCCGTGTTCTGCGGCCCCGGTGATAGTAACTCCTAGTTCTGCGGTGCGGCAGATGGTATCGACGATGACATTTCCGTTAGGCTGCACAGTAGGTCCTTGGTTTGTACGGATGGATTAGACACCCTTATTCCTACAAAGCCAAGGACCCCAATATCTTGTGCCACGCCCGAACCCCCGGCGAACTAATCAATGCACTCTAAAACCGGAAGAGCCAGTAAACCCCTGCCGCATGCGCGGTCAGGGGCTTGGTTTTTGGTGGGTGCGGGGTGGTCATGCGGCCACCTCCCCGATGGCTACTCCTTGAGCAGCGCGGTCATCTACACCGCCGCCCGGCGGGCAGCAGCTATAGCAGCTTCTGCCTGCTTGACGGCGTTCTGCGCGGCGGCTAGCGCGTCTTTAGCTTGGTCGTATGCGGTGCGGGTATCCGCGAGAGCCTGCTCGGCAGTCTGCACGGCTTGCTGAATGCTATCCATTGGCTTTCACCTGCTTCCAGCCTGCGGGGTATGCGGACGGGCTATAAGCATTGGCGTCGAGCAGTGATTCGTACACCTTGCCCTCAAAGGACACCCGGGCACCCTTGGCATAAGCATCATGCGCGCCCGTCGGTTGCACGAACAGCTTAGGGGTGTCCACGGTGGGGGTTTCCTCCGGCACGTCTGCCTGTGCCACGTAGCGGTCGGTGACATCGAGAACATAACGGGAGTCAATGCCGGGCACGGTGGGTTCCCAGTTATACCCGTCAATTTGGGCTTCCCAAATACGCCCATCGAATACGAATTTTGCGCCCTTGGGGTATGAATTATGCACCCCCGTGGGCTGCTTAAACGGCTCGATGCCTGCTTGTTTTGCTGCTTCATCCACAGTTGGGGCGATAGGCTCAGCCGGGGTTTCCTCCACCGCCGGTTTAAGCTCGGGGTGTTCTTCCCACAGGGCTTGCGCGTCTTCGGCACGCTGCTGGCGGCTCGCGTCCTCGGCTTCACGCCGGGTGCGTTCGCGTGCGCCCTCAAGGCCGAGTAGGCGTAGCCTGTCCTCGGGCACCTGCACGATTTGTGCGATCCATTCGTCGTAATCGAACATGATTTCCTTTCTCATGAGTATTTACAGCTTGAGCATGGCTGTGGGCAGTATCTTGAGTGTGCCGCGTAGCTTCGAGTCAGACGCGGGAAAAGTGGAAGCGCCCGTGATGGTGAGCATGTCGCCGTCCCTGGCACCCAGCGTGTACCGGATGATCTTTTTGCCAGTGGCGAGCGTGCGCCGCGAGCCGTCCGAGGTGACGAGGACGAGAACCATTTCCGTCTCTCCCTCCCACGTCACGTAAATATCGACCGGTCCGGCGACGCCGATCGGAATGTTTGTGCCGACCGCAGGGTCTGTGAGCACCCAGTCTGCGGTGCGGACGAGCGTGTAGCCGCGAGGCATAATGCTCTTAAGGTCCAGGTTTTCAATAGGTGTAGTCATTCTTCCTCTTTTCTCCTTCTACTTCAGCCCAGCCAGCCCGCGCTGGTAGAAACGATTTTTCGTCGCTTTATCCGGCCACAAAGGAAAAATCTCGAACACGTACCGCTCAGCCCATGAATTCTGATAGTTTTCATTCAGCCGAATATCTTTCGCAGACCAGCCGAGAACGTCCTCAACGGTGATTCCGAGTTTCGAATCGGCTGACATTATCGTGGTCTTTAAATATCCCTCCCATGAGCCGTCCACATGGATCACCATGCCTGACGAGTCCGCGTCAAAAGTAAGGGCCGTCGTCCGGTCATCCCACAGGATCTTGACTCCAGTCACAGAATCGGAATCAGTTTTACGCTCATAGATGAAAACTCGGGTGCGCCGGAAATGCGTCAACCGCGCCATGTCGTTCGTGTCGTTGACCGTCGCCTGTTGAGCATTGACCGCCTTGGTGGCCGCGTCGCTTGCGGCTTTAGCGTCCTGCGCCACTTTCTCTGCCGTGGTTGCTTGACGTGATGTTTCTTTCTGCACCTCAGTCAACGTCTCCACGGCCAGGTTCGTCGCGGCGTTGGCTTTCCGGTTCTCATCCGCCGCCAAAAGCGCAGACTGAGACGCAGCGGAGTTAGCTGCGACACCCGCCGCGAGGATCTTCACTGCCTGCGCAAGCAGCTCACCCGCTTTACGCGTCTCATCAATCTGTGCCTGTAGCTTCCGGTCTGCTTCTTTTAGCTTTTCGTCCGCCTGGCCTAGAGTGACAATCGCCGCCGCATTCTCCTCCGCAGCACGATTAGCATGCCCCGCAGCCGTCGCCGCATCATCCGCCGCTTTAGCCGCTTCCGATGATGCACGCAAAGCGTCCTGCGCCGCCTGAGACGCAGACTGAGCCGCCGTCGATGCCTGAGACGCAGCCATAGCAGCCCACCGAATCGCCTGCCCGTGCTTCTCCAGCACGTCACGGTGAGCGTCCAGAATGTCGGTATGCGTCTCCAACACTTCTTGGTGCATAGACACAATCTGCGTCAACGCTTGTGGCAAAGAAGTGCCCTTACCATCCACATCATTAAGCAGCTTGCCTGCATCTTCCAGCGCTTTCTTAGCGGCCTGCGCGTCCGCATTCGTACCATCCAACACAGCCTGCGCGTCACCCACAATCTGCTGCGCCCGAGACGCATACTCCTGCGCCGCCGTGGCCTGCACACCAGCATCCGCCACATGCTGCTCACCAGCCTGCGCCTGCTCCAAAGCCTTAGCCGCATAAGCCTTAGCCGTTTCAACATACTGCTTACCCAAAGCCGCTTCCTCAGCCGCCTGCTTCGCATGACCAGCCGCCAACAACCCCAAGCGCGACACCTCAGCATGAATACTTTCCACATCATCACGAAGCGGATCCATATTCGCGTAAATCTGCTCAGCCTGCGTAGCCATCTCGCCTGCTTGCTGCGCCATAGCCGCCGCAGACTCCGCATGCTGCCTACCCTCAGCAACATAAGCCTTGACGTTCTCGAGATAGACACCCGAATCCGCGATAGAACTACGCACATCCGCGAGCTGGTCATCCACGTATGCGCGGGTGTCACCGGCGGCTTCCAGAGCGGAGTCGGCAGTGCTTTTTGCAGACTCCGCCGACTCCACCGCTTTCGAAACCTGGGACTTAAGCCCAGCCAAATCACGGCGGTCCTCCACCAAAGCACGACGAATAGTCTCATTCTCGGCCAGCCGCGCATCCTCATCAGACACCAGCTGGCCACCCACATGGACCCGAAAGTCCACCACGGAATGGTCCGACACCACCGGCTCGATACGAGTCACCGGCAGCTGAACAACCCGCCCCCAAATATCAACATTGGCCGTGTCCCCCACCTGGAAGTCCACAAACGGTACCCACGGTCCGAGGCCCGCCAGCGTGATGTCAGACTCGAGGAAAAAGTCGCCGCTGACCCGCTGTTCAGCCTCACGCAGCACCTGGTCCACGTTAGAATCTGGCACCCAACTTGGGTCCGACTCATTAGCCGCGGTGACTGACACGTCGGCGCGGACGAAGCGGCGCATCATGCCACCTACTCGTTCCCCTGTCAGTCCGGCTACGTAGCCGAGCTCATTACCCGGCGCCGCGAAGCTATGAATGTCCTCCAGGTCGATGCCCTCCGGCACCTGCAGCTCATACTTACCGAAAGCAGTAGAAGCCACGGAGCGCAACACCGTCACATTCGCCGCATCAGCCACGAAATACGGGGTAGTCACTAGCTACACCTCCTTTACGGTGAGCACAATCATGGCGTGCGGGAACTCCCGCTCCCCGACTGTGCGGTGAGATTCGCCCTTCGATGGGCTGATATCTACCTCGGCGGGTTTCATCGTCGACCTAGCTTGAGACCAGCACCGCACCGGCCTATCCCCCGGCCACCAGATATAAGCACCCAAAATCACGCCGGCGTTCTTCGCCTGCGCGAGCACCGTCTCCCACAAGAACCCATCACGGGCTTCCAGTGAAATCTCCGGCGTCGTGTCCTTCTCGGGGACCTCAACTACGTGGTAGGGGTCATCGACCCAGCGTGTCCCGTCGGGGTCGGACTGTGTCATCATCGCCGCATCCAAAGACTCTTGCGCTAGGCGCCGAATCACGAAACCAGCCTGGCCGTGCTTCCAGGTGAATGTGGTGCGGGTGGCGAGCTCCACGCGGGCCATATGGTGCGGCCTGTCGTACGGAATCTTCGATTCATCCGTGGTCTTCTCGTACGGTGTGGCTGCCCACCACGCGGCAGGCCACGACACCGCAGGAATCGTATTCCACACATCCATCGCATTAAGTGCATGCAGCGTGATGATGTTGGGTAGCCCATCGTTTTCAGGGTCATCCGCATCCGCATGCGTGATAGCCCCACCGCGGCGCTCCACCTGACCGTCCTTACCGGGGAATGCGACGAGGAGCATGTACTCTCCCGGCGCTACCGGCAGCTGCCCGGACGGGTCGAACTTATCGAGGGCGTCAAGGATGAAGGTTTCCGCCAGGCGGTTCGGTTGGCCTTCGGGGGTGAGTGCTGGGAATGAGATTTCTAGGTCGGGGGATTCCATCCACTGCTCCGGGGTGTCCGAGGACAGCGGGGCTGGAAGGGTGAATATTGGTACTCCGTCACCGTTTCCGATTCCGTACCAGCGCCCCTGGGTGGCTACCACGTAGTCGACGGTCTTTTTCCACGATGCCCAATCAGTCATCCGCTAGCCCCTCCATTAAATTTTCATATTTGAAACTGGGCGAGGTGGGCCAGCCTCGCAAAAATTTTTAGGCCCAGGGGTCAACCACTAGTAGCGTCCACTCAAGGGACGCCCCGGCGGGCAGAACCCATGTCCCCGACTTTCCTGGGGGTACCGACTCGGGGAATGCGCCAGGCAGGCGCAAGCGACGTGGGTCAGTGTCAACCACCGTCGCCGTCGTCGACTTCGGGAGTGTGAATCTTGCGCCGGATGGTGTGGTGACTACTCCCCCGGCGCCCAGATTCCGAATTTTGGGGTATATAGGAACATCCCCGACATTCGTCACTGTGACGCTTCCGGTTCCCGTCTTCAACGCCGAGCGAAACATCCCACCCGAATTGAAAACCGGAACCGTCACCACCGCCGACGTTCGCCGACTCATGTCCACCGGCACGCCACCCAGATGACGGTCCAGTACCAAGTCCACGAAGTACGGCCCGCCGGGCCGGTCGGCCTCCACCTGCATCACGCACGGCTTCGACCGCGACCAGCCCTGGCGGAACTCGCGGTACAGGGCCTCCATCTTCTCCCCCGTGTCCGCATTCAGCATGAACGGGAGTTCTGTCTGGATAGCCCCGTACCGGGCTTGACCGGCAACCACGCCGGGCGCTCCCGGCACGGCCACATCAGTACGGCTCTCCTCGGCGACGAGACCAACGAGAGCCTCCTCGGGGCACACCACAGGACTCGACTGCTGCGTGCCCGTAAGCAGGTATTTCTTGCCGATGACACTGGTCAGAGTGACTTTCAGCACTAGATACGCTCCTTCCTACGAGCAGCCGCAACCTTCGTCGACGACTTATCCCACTTGTAGGTCACATTCGACCCGGCAGTGATTTCACGCAGCAGAGCATCCACCTCGTCCGCGGTGTACGTACGATTGCCCTCCATATGGATCGTCACCTCCTTGGTGACCTGGTCACGCACGCCTGGGGTGGCGTACTTAGAATCCAGCTTCCAGTCCACGCCCGCGGACTGAGCCGCCGCATGATTCGCCCTAGCCGCAGCCAGGTACTCGCCGCGCAGCTTCTCATTACCGTCCGCGAACGCGGCCGAGGCCTGCTCCAAGGACTGAATCGTGTAATCCAGCCCCTTGAGCGTGCGCTCCAGCGGGGAGGTCTTCTCATACAGACCAATCTCCGCAGTGAAATCCTCCACCTGGCGAGCCAGGTCTGCCTGCTGGTCACGCGCCTCCTGCACCGGCTTCAACGCCTCGTTGACACGCAACGCGGTCTCCGCCTGCGCGAGCTCCGGCATCTGGGCGCGCAGCACCGCCATGGCGTCACCCCCACGGAACGCTGCTCTGCCCATGAGCTTGAGCGTGCGGTCAAGGCTCCCACGGTCAATCTTGACCCCAGTCTCCGCAAGCACCGCATCCAAAGCCCGCTGCAGCGACTCATACTGCGCCTGCTGGCCACGGTACTCATTCGCATAAGAACCATTAGCCCCAAGGCCAACTCCCCAACGTCCGAGGACGTTTTTGTCCATGGCCTGCTTGACTTCCGCCATCTCAGCCATGAGCTTCGCCACCTGAGCGGTACCGGTGGCCTCTACGAGGTCCACACCGGCCACCTTAGCGGACATACGAATCAAACGCTCCTGCGCCACCAACAGGTCCTGCTGGTTCCGCACGTTCTGGCGCTGCGCCTCAGCCAAGGCGGCCTCGGCCTTTATCTGCTCAAGACGAGCAGTGACCTCACCCTTAAGCGCCTCAGCACGCGCCTTCTCATACGTAAACAGCGCGGAGATAGCCGAATCTGACCACTCCTTGAGCACGCCCTGGGCCTCCAGGGCCTGATAGGCCATGTAAGAATCCCAGTCCTCATGCAAGCCCAGCAGCTTCAGCTGCGCCGCAACCGCCCCACGACGAATCTCTTCATCCAAGGCTAGGCGCGCCTCAGCTACCCGCAAAGCCCCGTCGGCTTCGGCTATATAGCGGTCATGCTGCGCCAACATGAGGTTGTACTCCGCCTCCCGCTGAGCGTTAGCACCACGAATCAGCGCCTGCTGCAAGGAGGTCACCCTACCCTGCAGTTCGACGACAAGATTCGCATAGTCAGCGATGACTGCCCACCCGTCAGCAAGCGCCTTCAGCGCCTCCAGCCGGGCCTTGCGAATCCGATTCACCAGCTCCACAATCGCTTCGACGATGGACTTGATGATGCTGATACCGACCTTGAGCATGTCCATAGCCATGCCCAGGGTCAGGCCTGTCGGGCCTGCCAGCCCCGCGAGGCTAGCGAGCTTGCCGACCACCATGCCCAGTCCAGCATTAACCGCCTGAGCCGGAGCACCCATACCAATCAGCTTCGAGGCCAACCCCTCAGCCTGAGGAATCAGCCCCTCAATCTGACGCTGCGAGAGCAATACAACGTTGTCGAGGTCCTCGGCCTGCTTCTTGCGTGCCGCAACGAGGTCACCCTCCGCCTTGGTCACAGCCTCGTTAGCCTTCTCGATTTCCTCGGCGCGCTTCGCCTCATCCTCCTCCTGCTTAATCCCCAAATCCTCACGGACACGGGACAGCTTCTCCTCAGCCTTGGCAACCTTATCGTTTGCCTTCTCCGAGGACGCGGTGGACTTCTCACGAGCGCGGCTGAGCTTCTCCTCGGCCTTGGCGACCTTCTCAGCGTCACCGCTCTCACGGGCCTTCGCCAGTGCATCTTCGGCATCAGCGACCCGGTCAGCAGCGGTGGCTGAGCTGCTGGTGGACTCACCTGCCTCTGCCTGGGCCTCAGCCAGAGCTTTCTCCGCATCGGCGAGCTTGCGCTTGTCCTTGACAGACAGCTCTACCTCGCCAGTCTCCAGCTCGTGCAGCTTCTTCTTCGCGTCCGCGAGGGCCTGTTCCTTCTCAGCCAGTGCCTCCGTATGACCGACGGCACGAGCTCGGGAATCCCATAGGGCTTTCTCCCCATCAAGAATGACACGAATCTGCTCTGAGCCGGGCAGGTCCAGACCGAGGTCGAGGACACGCCGCACAGTCTGACGAGCATTAATACCCTCCGTCGAGTTGTAGTCTCCTGTCTTCGCCATCCACGCCTGTGCATTGTCGGCGAACTTGGCGACGGCTTCGGCCTGGTCCTGCAGGGCGGGGACGAGGCGCCCGAGCTCGCGGGCTACATCGCCCATGGACGCACCGGAGCGGATCATCTGGGTGATTATCGTCCACTGGTCGTGGTTGAGCACCGGTTCCGGCTTGCCGCTCATGTTGAACGCGGCCTTACCGTGCTCCAGCCAGCCACCCTGGTCGTACAGCTTCATCAGGTCGACGATGCCGCCCAGGGCGTAGCCACCTGCACGGTCATACGCCGCAGGCAGCGAACCGTAGGTCGCCACCGCGTAGTTCATCGACGCACGCAGGTTCGCCTCAGGGTCCCAAATATTGTCATACCCAGGGTCCTTATGCGCCTGGAACGTTGGGTCAATAACCTGCATCAAACCCTTCGACGGGGTGCCACGCTGCGCGTTGATATCCCAGTCGTTGATAGCCCGAGCGTTACCGCCGGACTCCTGATTCATACGACGCAGCACGCTATTGGCGAGGGACAGCGGGAAGCCTTTGTCCTTAAGGACGGCTTCGACCATGGGGCGCCACTGCTCCACACCAGCGCCCGGGTCGCCCTGGAATGCGGCCTCTTCCTTCGCGGCTTTACCAGACACGAATTCCCAGGCTGCATCAATGAGCTTTTTCGCCATCGCCCCAGGCAGCTTGCCCCACTCGCCAAACTTCTCGGCGCCGGGGAATTCACCAATCTTGGAGACGATACCGTCCCACAGGCGCTTAACCATATTGATGGGGTTCCACCCGCCGCCACCTTCGCCGGCAACGTCGTCCAGGACGATGTCATCACCGTCGAAACGCAGAGGCGAGTTAGTACCCCAGTGCACGTGGTTACCGTGCTGAGAGTTAGTACCCGGCCCGTAATCAAAAGGCGCGCCGTTCAGCAAGTTCTGCCACCCGTCCAGCGGGTGGTGAATCAACTGGGTGGTGTTCGGGAAATTCTTATGAATCGCCCTCGCCAGCGCTTTCGACGCCGGGGTCGGCATCTGAGTCGCGTACTGGCCATCAGCCGCCTGCCAGTCCGTCGCCGCAGCACGTGAGAAGTCGTGCATCGAGCCGGGCTCGCTACGTGACGCCGAGGTCAGCGTAAACATCCCCGGGAAGAACCTCGAGACGAATTTCGCGTGTGACTGCTGAATCGCAGACAAAGCACCGGCCAGGTTGGTGAAACCGCCCTTGGCGAAGTTGCCGAGGTCGATGATTCCGCCATTCGCGAAGTGGGAGTGCTTCAGGCGCTCACGGACAGCGGACACCCCGCCCTTGCGAGCAGCAGCATTAACGTTGTCCAGCCAGTCCTTGCCCAGGGCGCGGGTGGCCTCCGGGCGCAGGATACCTTCGCCGCCAGACAGGCCGATACGCATACCGGTGCGCGGCTCGATGAAGGTGTACGGGTCGCGGCCCGGGGTGTAGCCAGGTAGGATGCCGCCGGTGGCGAACTTAATCTCCTGCAGCTTATCCAGACCGACGAGGCCAGCAACAGCGTTCCACGCCTTACGGATACCGTTGTTGTAGACCACATCCACAACGAACTGCACCGGGGCTTTAGTCTTTTCCTTGATGCCATCCCAAATACGGCCAATGGCATCCACAGTGGTACGGAACCAGCTCTGCATGGTATCCAGCGCCCCCTTGAAGGGCTGGAACACGTACTGGTTGACGAATTGCCAACCAGCCTGCAGCAAGTTTTGGAATCCTTGCCAGATAGCCAGCATGTCGTCCACACGAGCACGGAACCAGTCGGCCACAACCTGCAGGCCAAAGCGCAGCGGCGCAAGGACATAGCTGTCGATGAACTGCCAGCCTGTCTGCATCAGCCCCTGGAACCACTGCCACGCGGCGACCATGTCATCCACGCGGGCCTGGAACCACTCCGCCAGGGCGGACAAACCGTCCATGAACGGGGTGAAGATATTGTCTCGAAGCCATCCCCACACCACACCCATGAGGTCTGCGAACTGCTGCCACTTCTCGCCCATCCACCCAAAGACAGATTCCATAATCGGCCACAGGGTGTTTTGCGCGAAGTCAGCAATCGCCTCCCATACCGGCTTAATGACGGTCTCCCACGCGGCCTGGATACCCGCTGATAGAACGTTCCAGGCAATGAGGAAGGGAGCGAGCACCAGCGTGCCAATCACACCGACAGTGGCCTTTGCTACCTGCAGAATGGCGTTGAATACCGGCTGGATGACGTTCTCCCATACCCAGGAAATCCCCTCAGACAGCAGGTTCCATGCGCCCATGAAAACCCCACCGATGAAACCGGCAACAGCTTGCAGTGCGGGGATAACACCGGAGAGGAATCCGCCAACCAGATTGCCGATAATGTCTATCAGCGGCACCAGGGCATTGTCTATGAGCCACTGCACAGCGGTCAGCAGTACATTAAACAGCTTCGCTGCGTACTCGATGACCTTTACCGCGGCCATGATGGAGCCGACGATGACGCCGCCGATAATGGCGCCGAGCACTTTCAAGGTGGGTACGAGGAGTGGGCCGATAAGGTCCCACAATCCCTTCAGCACGTTGAGGAGTGCGCCGCCGACGGACTTGCCAAGGCTGACGAGTATTTCCACCAGCTTGCCAGCGGACTCGCGCAAAGCCGCGAAGGATTCGGCTAGGGAGCCGGTGATGAAGTCCTTCAGCCACACAAGGCCCTTAAACAGGCTCGAGTCAGTGTCCATGCCGAACATGTTCTCCAGCAGGCCCTTGAAGTCGCCGGTGGACAGGTAGCCCCACAGTTCACTGAGAGTGTCTTTCAGCCACTCGATGCCCTTGGTGACCTTTTCCACGGCCTTGTCCCACGCGTCGGACAGGAAGGTGGTAAAAGTCTCCCAAATCTCCCGACCTGTTTCGGTCTTCGTAAAGAACGCCCACAGGGCTACCCCCAACGCAGCTACTGCAGCAATCACCGCGACCACCGGGGCAATCGCAGCAATAGTGGACGCAGCCAGCCCCATCATCGAGGTGTTCGCTGCCGTTGCCGCCGCAGACCAAGCCGTCAGCACTGGCGCAATCATCGCAGCGCCCACAATCGCAGCCGACAACGTCCCCACAGCACCAGCAACCGCAATAAAAATCGCCGGATGCTCACCAATGACCTGCGCCACAGACGCAGCCTTATCAGCCAGCTCAGACATGATAGGCAGCAGTGCAGTACCGATAGCTTCCTTCGCATCGTTGTACTTCGCGGTCGCCACCTGCTGCTTATGCGCAGCGGTATCAGTCTCACGGGCGAACTGCCCCTGGGCGCTAGCTGTCTGCTCGGTCAGCAGCTTCAGCAGGGTCTGTGCCTTCGCTTGCTTCTCAGCCTCACCAGACAGATTATCCAGACCGTCAGCGGCCATACGCGCCTCAATGTCAGCCTGCTTAATCGAGACACCGTACTTCTCGATGGGGTCAGTCTCACCGCGCAGCAGCGAGGTCACCGACTCCACTGCCTCCTTGGTGGTACCGCCGAAGGTTGCGGCCAGGTCAGCGGCCACGCCTACGAGGTTCTGGGACTTGTCCGCGACCTCGTCCATGGGCATGCCCATGTTTTTGAGCATTGCGCCCATATTGGCGGACAGCTCACGGTACTCACGACCGGAGACACCGACCTCGGTCGCGGCCTGCTTCGACTTGTCGATGATGCCCTGGGCATGGTCAGCGAAGATGGATTCGACTGCGCCGTAGGACTGCTCAGCCTCAGCCGCGTAGGCCATCGACTCCTTCGCGATGAGACCGATACCGCCAAGGGCGGCGGTGGCGTGAATCTTGTACTTCTCCGCGAACTCGCCGAACTTCGCCGCACCATTCTTAGCCGAATCGGCCATGGACTGGATCTTGTCCTTCGCCCCGCCGAAAGCCCCGCCGGACTTCTCTAGCTCACGGTTCAGCTCGGACTGAGAGTCCTGCAGCTTCGCCAAGGTGTTGTTGAGGTCTTCGAGCTGGTTCTTGTGTTTCTCCTCAGCCACACGAACATCAATCTCGGCCTGCTCGAGCTTCTCTGTCTCCCCAATGACCGAGGCCTTCGCCGCCTTTACCTTCGCCAGCTCAGCAGTGCCCTTACCGCCTTTTTCGAGGGCTTTCTGGTACTTCTCCTCAGCATCTTGCAGGCGCAGGGTGACAGCCTCCAGCTTCTCCTGCTGTGCGGCACGCTTGCCGACGGATACCTCGTAGGCATGGTCCAAGTCCTTCAGCTTCGAAGAGGAGGCCTTCACCTGGCGCTCGATGTTCTCGACCGCGCTCTCGAGGCCCTTAGTCATGGCTTCGCCGGCACGCTTACCCGACTCCTGAGCAGGCTTCTCTAGGCGCTGCGAAAACTCCTTGCTCATCCCCTTGAACGTGGGAACGACGGGAACCGACACGAAACCAGCAGACATTAAAGCCTCCTCAAAAACTAAAACCGCCCTCACTGGGCGGCAGCAATCTCTTCCAACATGCGCAAAGACTCAGACTTCGACGACTCAAACGACCCACCAGAACCATCCGTGAGCACTGTCTTACGGTCACGACTCATACGCTCACGCTTCTCAGCCGCGATACGCGCATCCTCCAACTCCTGGGCGAGCTTCTTCGGCGACTTAAGGAAACTATGCTCATCCCCCGACTCATTGAAGCTGGAATGAAACAGCGCAACCGCTAGGGCGGCTTTATCCGCCGGTTTAATATCCCAGCGCTTCGCCCCCACCAACGTCTCAGGTCGCTCCAACAGGTCCTCGTAGAGCGCCACCACGCGCCGCGTGGATAGTCCACCTTCGGGGTCGAGCCAGTCACGCACATCAAGACCGATACGCAGCAAATCAACCTCAAGCAGGTCAATGTTCTCTACCGCGAGCGCAGCCAAAGCCACCTTGTACACTGACAGGCCGGTCGCCTCAAAGTAGGCGTCCATCTGCTCATACAGGCCACCCTGCGCGTAGGCGGCGGTCATGGCCCGAATCTGCGAAGACTCATCAAACAGCCTCCAAATGAGACGCGGGTTTTCCGGCAGTTGGGTCACGAATTCGTGCCCGAGGTCCATGGGGTCGCGGCGTGCGCGGTACCGCGTCCCGGCGTGGATGAATTCGACCCAGGTGCCCGGCTCATCCTCGAGAATCAGCCGGGCGGACATTACTTATCAGCCAGCTCCGTGCCGCGCTGAACAACCGGAGAAATCACCTCATGCAGGTCCTTGCGGGTTGCGCCGGTCAGGTCGAGCAGCTTGCGGGTCAACGGGGTGACCTGCGCAAGAATCATGCCCTCCAGGTTCCCCTCGAACATCAACGACGCCATGGAGGCCGGCAGCTGGTCCTTGTCGACGATGACCTCAATCTTGAGGGCTACACCGTTGGTGAGGGTGGCCTCTTCGGTGTAGATGCCGTCCACGATGGCAGGCTTCTCAGTGTTGGTGTCAGCGTCGAGGACTTCAACCTCCTCGGCCTTCGTGGTGGACTTGCGGGTGGTTTTGTTGTTGGCGGTTGCCATGGCGATTCCTCCTTATGGAATTGGAAAGTGAAAGGTGTGGCGGTTCCTAGACTTCGATAAAGCCTGGGTGGGCTGTGCGCGGAACCGCCAAGAAAACACACAGCCCGGTCAGTCAGTGACTACTGGTCGGAAGCGCCAGGAACACCGCCGGAGGCACGGACACCCGCGTTGGAGCCCTCAGCGACCTTGCCGGTCTTCGGGTCCTCGTACTCGTGCAGGGTCACGTCACCGGACTCATCGTCCTTGACCACCATCGCGGTCAGGCCACTTGCCGAGGCCTGCGGGTGGAACGCGGTACCGGCCTTAATCTGGGCCTCCACATCCGAGATGTCCTTAAAGATCTTCTCCTCGACGCGGGTCACGGAGCCGTCCTTTCCGACGATGTAGAACCGCTCCTCGTAGTAGCGCTCATCGTCACCATTGTTGAAAGTGATCTGAACCGGGCGGGCCTGCGGGTCCTTCGCGGTCACACGCTCATTAATCACCAGGTCAGCCTTCTCACGAGACACCCAAATATGCACCAGGCCAGAGGTGAACTTATGAACGAAGGCGACGTAGCCCTTGGCGACCTCGTCGGAGTGCTTGCCGTAGGTGGTGCCCTCCTGGACCACAGCGCCCGGGTTTTCGATATACCGCATCACCGGGGAGCCAGCGATACCGTCCACCGCGCCGGTGATAGCGCCAGCGGTGTAGGAAGTAGCAGTCTGGCCACCGGTCAGGTTGGTGGTGTTGGAAGACACCTCTCGGGTGTGGCCATGCTGGGAGTCGGTGGGCTCCAGGCCGAGGGATTCCCACTCACCGACGAAAGCGCCGGTCTTCTTATCAATGATTGCAGTGTCAGAGAAGTTGACCAGGACCTCGCGGTCCTCAAGGACGCGCAGGTCAAGGCCAACGCTACGATTCTTAGCCATTGTTATCCCCTTTCAAAAGGACATAGAAAAGGCCACCCCGCAGGGTGGCCAAAAAGGAAAAATTGGTTGATGAGGGTTTACGTCGACGGCTGGAAGAAGAGCTTGGCGATACCGACCGACAAACTCATCGTCGATACGAACCCCGTGGGCTTATATGAAGGCCCCGACCCGAAGAACTGGGAAGCAGACCGGGAAACACCCAGCCCTATTCCGGTCATTCCCTGGGTTAGGGCGGTGTAAAGGTTCCTGCCGAGGCGGCGCACCTGGTCATGGTCAGGACCATAAACACTGATTTTGACGAGGTCACGCGAGTGCGCCGACTCATCCACCTGCGCCACATCGCTCGAGACCACGACCCCTACACCGTCGTTGTGGCAGTTATAGCCGTCGGGTAGGAAGTGCAAATGAACCATGTCCTGGTCCGCCTCAGGAAACAGCTTCAGGACATGCTTATGGACAAGGACGACAGGGTCAGGGGTAAGACCGAACTCAGGAGACATCCTTCACCGCCTTCGTCACGAAACCGTCCTTCGCCTGCTTCGCCACCGCACCAGGATGACGCACCGTCACCACATGCGTAGGGCGATTCGTGCCTTGCGTGGCGTGAGTGACCTGCACGACGTCCCCGCCACCCTCCAGATAGGCGCGGTCACGGTCAGAGAGCTCATTGACATCAGGCCAGCGAAGCTCAATGAGCTTCTTCACCTGGTCCGCCTTCTTCTTCGTCGCCGCCTTCACCTGCGGTGTAGCCGCCATCTGCTTAAACAACTCGTTGTAGTTAAGAGACACTTCCGCTGACCTCCCCACGCTCCACGATGAAGACGACCTTGGGCTGGTGCCAGGACACCACCGGGCGCCGGCCGACGCTGTAGTCGAAGGACTGCAGCTGGTCGACTCGGTACTCGACGCCGCGAATCATGACGGTGTCGCCGTCCTGGACGCGAGTGCCAGCCGGGGCAAGCACCTGCAGGCGGCTAATGTCGCCGTGCACGAAGTCCTTGCCCTTGATGACCTGGTCTCCGGCCGGGGACACGATGCAATGTTCCACGACCGTGTCCGCACCAAAGATGGGGCGGCCACGGTGGTCACGGCCGGTCATCTCACCACGAATGGTGATTGGCTCGCCGAATTCATCAGGGCGCCATGCCATTAGAATCGCCCCCGCTCACTGAACTCAGCGCCGCTGACCAACACATGAGCCCCGAAGGGGACTACTGGCCCGCCACGGCCGAGAGGAACCGCAGCAACGACCAGCCCCAGCAGCTTCAGCACCTCCGGGGTGATGCCGACGCCTCCCCATTGGATGCCGATGCCTTGCGACCAGGTGATGGTGTCAGACTGCGGGCCGGTGGTGGAGGATGCGGACGCTCGGCCCACGTTCTCCCCCACGATGACCGCCTTAGACACCATTTCCCGCACGGCCTGCTTCACGGCAACGCTTAGCCATGACATGGCTGTGAGCTCATGGTCGAGGTTTCGCCCGCGGCGGGCGAACTCCATCCCGATGAGCTCGAGCGACTGGACGATGAGATTTTCGGCGAGCGTCATCTCGAATTCAGTCAGCGGACGGGGAAAAATCTCCACCACATCATCAACGGTGGCGGTCATGGTGAATCACTCCCCTTTCCTAGCTGGCGGCGCCGGCCGCCTTCGTAACAAATCCGATGATTTCGTTTCGCTTGGTCAGCCCGGTGAGCTTGATGCCGTTGAGCCGGGCGTATTCGCGCCACTCGGCGACTGGCGCGGTCTTTTCCGGAAGCGGTACCCGCGGGGCGGGCTTCACCGTCGGCTCCGCTGGCGCGGGCACCTCCGGTTCCAGCTCCTGGTCCTCGCCCGTGGTCTCCTGCTCGTGGTCATCCGACTCCGGCTCGACAACATCACCGGGAGCAATCGCCCCCAGCTGCTCGAGCCGGGTGTAGGTCGCGTCATCGACACTGACCATCTGGCCTGCGCGTGCGATAGGCCTGTCCGCAGCCAGACGGACAGACTTCGTCAGCACGACCTCACGCATTAGGCAGAGGCCAGGCCAGTGATGTGGACGACGGACTTCGGATGGTCAATGTAGAACGCGCGGCGGTGGCTGTAGTTGGCGCGTGCGGTCTGGCGCTTGCCCAGACGCAGGTCAACCGCGCCACCATCCTCGGCGTAGAACGGCGAGGTGTACTCATCCTCGCGCTGCGCAAGCTTGCCCGGCTTCTGAGTAGAAGCCATCCACAGCTCACCACGAGGCACCGCGTAGTCCTTGAGGACGATGAGAGAATCGCCCAGCAGGGAGGTGAGCTGGCCAGCGCCCGCAAAGAGCGGGTGCTCGGAGCGCATGTCACCGTTGAAGAGGTCATCCATGGACTTGGAGCGCTGGATGTCCATGACAGTCAGCGGGTTAGCCCACACGGTCTTCGGCTCATAGTTGAACGGGTCGCCGTTCTCGTCGACGGCGCCCAGGATGAGGCCCATGGCGTCCATGAGGTCTCCCTTGACGTCACCGTCGGCATCCCACGGCGTAGTGACCGCGAGCTGATTGACCGGAGCAGCCTTGAGCGCCGCCAGCGCTTCGCGCTTCTTCTTGCGGGTCACGGAGTTAGCCTTGGCGAGCAGCTCTTCGGCGACAGCGTCACGCTTATCGTCGACAATCTGCTCCCAGGACACACGCAGACCAATCGCCTGCTTGCGAATGTCCGCGTAGTGAAGCTCGGAGGCCAAGACCGGGTCAGAGACCGGAATCTCGCCGCCCTCGGCGACGAAATCCGGCTCATCCTCGAGGTAGGAGGCGGTCGCATGACGGTAAGCGACAACGTCGCCAGGAACGTTGCGAATGTCGAAGAGAGCATCGAAGGCCGCGAATTCGTCAACCTTCTCGCCGAAAGCGGTAGACAGCAGGGTCGGATCCGCGAGCATCTCTTCGACGGAGAGGTACTGCAAGGAGTCCCACACGCTGTTAATAGTGTCAGCCATTGTGATTCAGATTCCTTTCTTAGCCTGCTGCCGGTGCAGCCACCGGAAGGCCGTTGAGAATAGTGAGGACTGCGTCCCCCTTGCCTGCGCGGGCTGCGACGCCCACCTGGACGGTGCCGGTGGCAGCAACCTCGCCGTTAGCGGCCGCGAAGATAGCGGCACCTGCCTTGATGGCGGTGGCGTCACCGCCTGCGAACTTGAGCTTCACCGCGACGTCGCCGTAGTGGACGGCAACGTCGTTGGGGCGGTGATTGTCCGCCGGGTCGGCGATTTCAGTGACGGCGCCGAAGATAGCGCCGGCAGCGTCGGAGTGCTTGACCTTGCCGTCAGCGTCGACGGTGACGAGGTGGCCCTTCTCGACGCGCGCGGACGCGTCGAAGGAAATCGGGCCGCCGGTAAATACCGGATTGGACATGGTTTACTTTCCTTCCTTCTTGGCGGCGCGCGCCTTTGCGCGCTCCATCAGCTCTTCACGGGTGGTGTGACCCTTGCGCGGGTCATTAGCTGCGGCCATTGCAGTCTTGACCGCGGCGGTGCCGGCATTACCAAGCTCGGCCACCGGGATGGTGCCCTTCGGCAGCGCACCCCAGGTCGCGGCGTACTGGGAGGGGTCGCGTGCCAGGTCCGCCAGCGCCTTAGCGCGGTTCGCTGCTGCGAAGCGTCCCTCTGCGATGGCCTGGTCGACGGTCTTCTCGTGCTCCTGGGCTTCGAGCTTCGCCTGCGCCTCCGCAAAATTAGCGGCCACGCGGTTGAGGTAGTCGAAGTGCGCGCGCGGCACGGTCACCACATCAGCAGTGTCCGCGGTGTTGCCCGGCGCGGCCGGGGCCTCCGTCGGCGCCGGGCCCGTGGTCTGCTCGCCATCATCGGACAGCGAACGGACAGCGAATCCCGCAGCAACGTCAACCGTGCCGTTAACCGACACAGTCACCTCGGCGGTCGCACCGACCTCCACGCCGGACGGCGCGGTCACTGTCAGCACACCGGTGGCCTCGTCGACCGTGACTGTCCAGCCGTCAGGTGCGGTCTTCACGGCGAAGGTCAGGCCGAGCGCGCCGGCGTTCGCGGCCGTCGGCTCGCCATTCTCGCCGCCGATGACCGGCTCGACAACAACCTTCTCGGTCGGCGCAATGGCAGTGGCCTCCGGGTAGGTCACATCAACCTCGCTCGAGACCTGAACGACCTCATTAAAAAAGCCGGAGAGTGCGTCGCGCACATCCTCCGGCTTCTTGCCCAGCTCCTGGGCAAGCTGGTCCAAGATATTCATCTTTTCCCCTTTCTGCCCATTGCTGGGCGTCGTTGATTTCTCCCCCGATTCCGACCGGGTGGAGGGCGGTGGCGGTGCCGCCGCCCGGTTCGCGTACTTGAATCGTGCGACCATCCGCGACTGCAGGTTGGTCGCAGCAGCGGGTGCCTTGGCGTCCTCGATGGCGTCGACCAGGCCGGCGTCAAGTGCTTCCTGCGCCGTGTACCACGTCTCGGCGCGCATGCGCTCGAGCCATTCATCTGCAGTGCCGCCGGCGCGGCCGGCGTAGATGTTGGCGATTTTCACGTCCTGGCGCTCGAGGTCAACGCGGGCCTTCTCGAGGTCGTCCGCGTTTCCCCACCAGTCGGCGGAGGCCTTGTGAATCATCAGCTCCGCATTAGGCCGCATGATGACGCGGCCGCCGCAGCCCACGGCGATGAAAGACGCAGCCGAGCAGGCCCGCGACTCCACCACGACAGTCACCTCACCGGCGTAGCCGCGCAGTGCGTTGAGAATAGCGATGCCCTCATAGACCTGCCCTCCGTCGGAGTTGATGCGGACGCGGATTGGCTCGCCGTTGAAGCTGGCGAGCTGCTTTTCAATACCGGCGGCGGTATTGTCGCCACCGATGTCGCCGTAAATCATTAGGTCATTCATTTGTCACCTCCGTGACCGTGTCAGGCTCAGGGCCAAGCGTCACGCCCTCACGGGCCTCGGCCTCCTTGAGCTTCTTCTTCGCCTTCAGCGCCTCCACCAACGGGCGCGGCGCCGGGATACGGAATGTGGACCGCAGCCAGCCCTCAAGGTTCGGCTCCTTCGTCAGCGCCCCCTGTGCGACAAGCTGCGACACATCACCCGGCGTCAGGTCCTTCTGAACCTGGATCCGCGTCGACGTAATCAACGGCAGCGGCCCGTCATAATCTGGGAAGCCATACCGCACCATATCGGTCACAAGATGCTGCGACGCGGTGTCCGCAATCGTCTCCGCGTAGGACTGCAGCCCCTGGATGAATTCGCCGAGCTGGACGTTAGCCAGCGCGTACGAGCCACCGGAGCCGGTCAGGTTCAGGTGTGTCGCGTTGCACGCGATGGCGATTTGATTCGCGTGATACTCGACCGCCGCGCCGATATCAGGAAGGGAACCGGATACACCCTCGACAGGCATCTCCGCACCCGGCGGCAGCGAATAGCCCGCGACCTCGCCGGCGGCGAAAGCCTCCGCCAGCTCCTGGCCGACCTCCATCTCCGCCGTCACATCCTCTTTCGCCGTCAACGGCGAAGCCTTGTACTTCGGGATGCCCATGCCGTTGCGCTGCAGCACCAAAGAATGCAGCTGCTGCATCTTCATCAGCTCAAGCCAATTCTCATACGCCGGAGCGAACACCGACGTGCCCTGCCACGTCTCATCACGGCGCCCATTCCGATACACGACGAGGCGCTGGACTGGGATGAACACGTCCGCGCCACCGTCCACACCGGCCTGCGTGATTCCCTCAAGACCACCGTCATCAGCGACGTGAATCTTTCGGATGGACGCGTTCGGGCGGAGTGCAAGCTTGCGCAAGTGGGTGCGTCCATCCTTGCCGGTGTAATACACCTGCTCGAAGAAAGCGACGCCCATGAATACCGACTCGAGAGCCTGCTTCAGGTGCTCGCCCCAGGACACGCGCCCCAGGCTGCGCGCCGTCTGACCTTCCTCGCCCTTGACCGGTAGGCGCAGGTCTTCACAGATGAAGTCCACAATCTCGCCCGGCGCGCCGTTCGGCTCCACCGACCACGACGCCTGCTCCACAGGCTTACGAATCGCGTTCTCAACCTGGGCGACCTTCGCCGTCGACCGCATACGGGACAGTTCAACCTGCATGCGCTTCCACGACATACCCGCGGGTATGCCGACGCGCGGCGTCCACTTCGGCACCTGCGCGTGACCTACCTCGGTTACCACCGGCGTCACATCATTACTAGGCGGCACGGCTTACACCTCCCTTCCAGTCTTGCTTTGTCTTAAACCGCGGCAACGTGCCGCGGGGATTCACCGGAGCTTCCTCGACCGCCTTCCGTGCGCCAAGCTCCGATTCAGCTGCGTAGCGTCCAAGGCCCCACACGGCAAGCGTCATCGCCACGAGCGCTGGCACTCGGCCGGAGTACCGGTCAATGCACTCGAATTTCTTGCCCTCGTCGCGCAGCGTTGCAAGCTGCAGCTCCTGACCCCACGACCCGGACACGTCATGGGTGAGCGTGCCGTCGCGCACTGCCTGGCGCGTAACCGCGTACGCGGACGCGACGTTCGCACCAGTGGCGAGCACCGGCTCAATGTTGACGAGCATGAGCTCCGGGGCGAGCACGTTTCCATGCCAGTCCCTATCCAGCACTACCGCGGCCAGGCCGAAGCCGTCGCCGCGCAGCTGGTCACGCAGCCGGACAATCTTGCCCACCACATCCGCGACAGTAAATCCCGCCATCTCATCGACCAGCTGCACATGTATACCACGTGTGGTGCGTCCCGCGACCACCATGGCGATATCCTCGCCGTCGGCGGACACCTCTACGGCGAGGACAGCCTCGCCGACCGCGACATCACGCTCAACCGCACCGGCGGCCCACCGGTCAAGCGGCAGCACCGGCACAAAATCGGACCGGTCATTATCGCGCGGGTACCAGTCCCCCGCAGCCAGCGTCTCAACCATGAAAACCTTGCGCAGGACTTCCGAGTTTTTTGCCGACTCCGCGTCGGACTCAATGTCGACGAGCTGCGCGCCGGGGCCCTCATCGACGAGCGACGGGTTGCATCGCGCCCACGTCTCCTGAAGAAAAGGATCATCACCCTCGGCGGGCGACCATTCTTTGAAGAGCGTGCGCTTCGCACCGTCAATCGCGGCCCACCGCTTCGCCGAGAACACCGCGCCGTGCGCGTGCTCGGAGCGGTTCACCGGCGACGAGATGAAGATGATTTGCGCGGACTCACGAGCACGAATCAACTTGCCCAGCGCGGCAAAGATTTCATTCGGAAGGTCAAAGCACTCGTCAAGAATCAACGTGTCAACCGACAAGCCGCGGCCAGTCTTCGCCGTGCGCGTGCGAAAAAGCACCGTCGCATCATTCGGGAAGGTGATGTTCTCCTTGCCGTTGGTCTTCCCCTTGTGAGGAATACCCAGGCCCTCATCCTCCCACCAATACAACAGGTCAGGATTGGACTCGATGACCTCCCACAGGCGACTCTGCGCGTCAATGGCGGTGTCCATGAAGTGGGCTGTGTGAAGAATCGTCTTCTCTTCGAAGAGGTAGATGCCGGCAAGCTCACGCGCGACGAGCACCTCGCCCTTGCCGTTCTGGCGGGCCACAACGGTGACCACCTCGCGCGCGGCCCAGCGGCCTTTCGCATCGGTGCGGCACATATCCCGCAGCAGGTCTTCCTGCCAGGGGTACAGGGTCAGGCCGCACCAGCGGGCGAATTCCACCGCCTGGTCACCGCGCGCCGTATCCCCATCGGGAATGAGAGAGAGTCGTGGCTCCTGGACTCCGAGCAAAGTCACAGCCACTCACCTCCACTAGACGGCCTTAAATCCGCCAAACTTCTCACGCCGCGGGCGCTCAGCACCCTTATGCTCGCCAAAAAGGTCAGGCCGATCCTTCACCCAGCCACGCAGCTCCGCCGAGGCGCGCTTCTCGATTAACAACGCCGGGTGCTCCACCGGAAAGCCCTTACCGTCGTCGATGATGGTGCCCTCGCGCTCAATCGCTTCGCGGGCGTCCTGCAGGCGAAGAGTTAGGCCGGCCACTGTCTCCACGACCGACAGATCAAATTCCGAGAGCTCGCGCCCGGCGCGGATACGGTCAACCTCCACAGCAAGTCGAGCCATCACAATCACCTCCCCAAATTTTGGGCATGAAAAAAGCCCCACCCAAAAGCGAGGCAAAAATCAACCAAAAACTAGCCAGCATCCAACATGACAGACCCCATACGAATCGGAGCCGTATTTCGCTCAACACCCGGCAACCCAACAACCGAACGCGACGGGTCAACCGACCGCAAACCAGGCATCACACGCCCGAAGCTGCGGGATGCCGGAGCCTCCTCAAAAGCGGCCCGCACAAAGTCCTCAAACATCTCGCACCGCTCCACATCATCCGTCATCTCAAACTGCTCGCAACGAATATTTTTGTTCAAGTTCATCGAGCTGGTGATGCACACATCCCACTCCTCATTCCGAATAAGCACGAATTTTGCGTGCGTACGAATCTGGATGAAAGAATCAGGGCCGAAAATCTCCCCGACCTCATGAACACCAGCCTGCCCCTTCTTCGCGCGGCCGGAGTCCATGACGAAACGAATAGAGCGAATCATGCCGCAGTCCCGAAAATTCTCCGCAGCCTCAAGGTCATAAAAACCAGCAGACCACGTAGCAATAGTCACATCAGCCGGACCCGTAATCTCCAGCGTCGCCTGCACGAGGTCAATCAAAGAGAACTGACCATAAGTCAGACCGAGGATGTCCATGCCATGGTCGAACCCGGCGATCGTCTGCCGCGCGGCGCCAGCGCGAGAAAAACGCGCCTGTACGCGACGATTAGTCCGCGCATCAGCCGGCCGCAGCTCCGAAAAGCCAACAGCTTCGGTCGCCAAGTGCTTCGCCTGAGCCTTCGTCAACTCCACACCATGCGCAGCAGCCAACTTCTCGAGCTCACGCTGGAAAGTACTAAGATTACTCATATCAATCACTCCGTTTTAGTGGTTGGTCACGCCACCGGATAGCGCCAACTATCGCGGTGGCCTTTCACCCTATCTTACCAGCTCAAAGCGTGTTTTCATAGCCCAAAAGGCCACAAATTCCATAACATTCAAGTGCATATATCAGCCCATGCGACTTAACCCACAGGAATAAATGCAGGTCGCGGGGAGAGAGACCATGAGAGCAAGCCGAGGGGGGAGTCATCTACCCATGAGCCAAATATTATAGCCACCCCCTAGTCTGCAACTAGACCAATCACCCGGCCTCCCGGCCAGTCAATCGGCGACGCTACCCCGACCTGCAACTGGTACCAGCCGGGACCGTGTTTCACCCACTCATTGGCGATGGCACGGTTGCACCGGCGATGCAGCAGGCGATTCGCAAGGCGTGTCTTATCCCCTTCTTCGTGGTCGGCTTCCAGGGCCGCGCCGTCGAAGTTCCGCCCGGCCTCGCGATACATCGGCTGGCCGCAGTATTCGCAGGGTGTGCCGTCGATGAGGTTGTAGATGAGCTGCTCGCGGGCCTTGGCGTGATTCCCGCCGTATCCGCGCTGGGCGGTGGTGAGCTTCGTGTCCATGGTCACCCCCATAAAACGCGAAATACCCCGGCGCGTGCCAGGGTATAAGTTGTCGTCGCGTCGATTATATCACGTTTGTGGGGAACCGCTAGTCACAGCGTTATACGGAATCCCATGCACTGTGTTCCATTACGGCTGCCCTACCAAGCTGGCTAGGCATTCGGACAGTAGGTAGCCGCCTCTCCCGTTGGGCATGATCTCGCGGGTAATGTAGCCAGCTCTCGCCCAGCCACGGACCATGTCTGCGGTGACGTGATGGCGGCGGGCGCGGAGTTGGCGGGCGATGGCCTCGGCGCCGAGGCGGCGTTCTTCCGCGTCGGCTACCTCGCGGGCGGTGCGTGGCCGGCAGTGACGTCCGATGACGCGCACCTGGTGCTCGAGCTCGTCGACGAGATCGCTTGCCCAGTCGAGCTCCGAGATGGCTTGGGCGTGGAAGGCAAGCTTCCGGCACAGGTCGATGGGTCCGGTTTCATCGTCTCGGATGTGGACGCCGGTATCGCCGAGGGCGTTGAAAGCGACCTCGCGCAGGAGCGTGGATTGTTCAAGCCAACAGGCGACGTAGAGCCAATTGCCGGGTGATTGCGGTCCCGGCGCAGGCTTCATGGTGCGGACCTCGGGCGGTGCGGGACGTGAGTATTTGAGGCTGTCGAGTTCGCGGTAGAGGTTGGCGAGGTCACGCGCCAGATGGCGCAGATGTTGCTCGTCTACTTGGCTCATGGTTCTCCTATGAGTTCGGGCAGGTGGTTGAGGGTTGTGATTGTGCGCCAGGTGGCGGGGTTGGCGCTCCCCCGTGTCTTCCAGATGAGGACGCCTCCGATGACTGGTTTGGTGGTGTTGGCGCGTAGCGTCTGTACTTGGTCTTCGAGTTGGGCGAACCAGGTTTTCCATTGGGGTGTGGCGACGTCTTTGACTTGGATGCAGAGAAGACCTCGGGGTGTGTCTGCTATGACGTCTCCGAGGTCTTCGTCCCATCCTGCGCGTGTGCGGCGTGTGTGGGGCCAGATGGTTTGTAGGTAGTCGCGGACGGCGCGTTCTGCGCGGTCGCCTTTGGCTTTGTTCTTATTCAATGCCGCTGCTTCCGAATCCTTGAGCGCTGCGTTCTGCGGTGCCTTCGCCGAAGTACTGCACGCCGAGGTGCGGCATGATGAGTAGCTGCGCGATCCGGTCGCCGGGGTCTACTCGGAAGGCGGAGAACCCCTGGTTTTTGATAATCACCTGGATCACGCCCGTATAGCCCGCGTCCACAACACCGGGGGAGTTAGCCACCGTGATGCCCCTCGCGGCGAGCCCGCTGCGGGGGCAGACGAGGGCGACATGGTGGGCATCGAGGTTCAGCATTTCGCCGGTGATTTCAGTGGGGATTATGCGGATTGCCCCTGCCGGGATGTGGCGTGGGGCGTCGCCTGCGGCTCGTAGGTCGAGGCCCGCGTCACCGGACCGGCGGTCGTGGGCGTAGCCAGTGGGGAGATTAGCTTGCATCGTGTTCCTTGTTTGTCATTGGTTCTCCTTGAGGGGCCATAGGGTGTCTGGGGTCCATTCTTTGGGTGCGTGGTCGCGGCAGTATTGCCAGGCGCGGTGCCAGTCGGGATCGTCCACGCGGGAAAGGCTGCTACGGTCGGTTGTTTCCCGCCAGTACATTTCTTCCTGCAGGTCACGCAGGATAACGACCTGGTCGTGGGGGTGAATGTGCTCCCACTCCGTTATGAGCAGGTCTACGGTCATGCCGACAATGTAGGTGGCGCGGCCCCGTGCGTAACGCACAGCAGACGTAATCACCCAGCCGGGAACCTGGCAGGCGGATTGGTAGCGGTCGATAGGTTTCACTGGCCCATCCTTTCTGCGTGTGCGAGTAGTGCCAGGGCGACTTCTTCCGCAACTTCGGGGTACATGATGATCACTTCATCCTCGCCAGGTTTGTCAAAATTTGGCTGCGCGATGCCGATGCCGTTATCGACGCTTACTACCATGATGTCCAGGTCGTTTTCGTCAATGAATGTGGTGTCATTGACTCGCGGCAGCACGACCTCCCGCGTCCTTGCCCGCTTGTCTGCGTAGGCCATGGCCTCGGCGTGGGTGGGGAATCCTCGGCATTTTGTCCAGCCCCCTTTGGGCCAGGCCACCCATTCAAGGTGGCCTGGGGAGAAGAAGTCATCACAGAATTTCTTGACTTTCCATTTACTCATGGCTTCACTTCTTCGGGTTGGGAGACCAGGCGGCGGATGATGCGTTCTTCTCGTCCTAGTCGTTTCCCCGGGCGGAATGGATTTGGGTCTGTGCTCCATTCGGTGACTTGATGCCATGTGGTGATTTGTCGGTGTTTATCGCCGGAGTCCCAGCGCACTTGCACCGCGTACTCGTAGGTCATTCCTGCGATGGTTTCAAGCATGGCGATTATCGCTTCGTCTACTTCGGCGTACACGGGGTCATCAACGTTTCCGGCGTGCTTCAGGCGGTCGAGTAGGGTTCGTGCTTCTTCTGGGGTCATGTTAGGCATTGGTGGTTTCCTCGATTCGTTCTTTGACCCATGTGAGTGCGCCTTTTACGGCGAAGTCTTGTGTGGCCATGATTTCGATTTCGATGTCTCGCAGTAGCCGCGTGAGTTCGTCCCCTGACTCCTGGGCGAGTATGTCGCCGTCTAGCTCTTTGAGCATGTCGAGTAGTTCGTCGCGGGTGAATGAGACTTCGACATCTACGCTGGTGTCTACGTCTACGTTGACGGTTGTAGAGTAAGTGGGGTTACGCATTGGGGGTTTCCTCGGGGTTGCTTACTAAGCGGCGGACGAGGCAGACGGGGTGGGCGCTCTTCTCGCGGGTTTTGTCTGCCACGGCGTGGGCCTCGCTGGGCTTGGAAGTCCACCATGCGCAATCGGGGTATTTCGTGCAGATTCCGGGGCGGACATACAGGCGCGCTCCGGTGGGATAGTCGATTTGCACCGCGTATTCCCAGCTCAACCCAGCGATAGTCTCTACCGCGTCGGCTGTGTCTTTCCCGTCCATGACGTGAGGAAGGTCTACGTCCGGTTGGTGGCATTTATCAAGCAGCCATTGTGCTTCTTCCGGGGTCATTGCTGTTCACCCCATCCCCATCGGAGGGTTTTCCACGGGCTGCTGGCGGCCATTTCTTTAGCGTCGAGTTCGTCGTCATAGCTCTCCCAGTATTTGGCGAAGACCTTTTGATACGCGTTTCCTTGCGGTGCGGCAACAATGGTTCCCTCTGGCGCGTTCTCGAAGTCCTCAACGGTGGTGAGTTCTACCGGGTCAAGGGTGAGAGATTCGAGATATACTTGCGCTTGCCACGCTTTACCGCTTGTGTCTACTTTTTCGCGAGCAAGCCATACGGCGTTAAATTGGTCTGGGTGTGCGCTGATGATGATTCCGCGCCCGTATTCGGGGTGTTCCGCCCACCTGCCAAACAGTGACTCCGGCTTGGGTAGCAGTTCGCGGATTGCGCCAAGGTCTCCCGCCTTGATCAGCGAGATAGGAACTTCGATAGTGTCAGTCATTAGATGTCTCCGTTCAGGATGTTGTGGATTTGTTGGATTTCCCATCGGAGGCGGGATTGCGCGTCCATGGTGTCCCATTTGCCGAAATCGGCTTGATCGTCTTTCACGATTTCTCGCGTCTCCTCGAGTGCGTGGCGCATGTGTAGCCAATCTTGGGCGAGTTCCGGGGCGAGGGCGGCGAGTTTCTGATTCGCTACTGCGTGCTCGTTGTCAATAACGCCGGTGTCGCGGTGGAGGTCGAGCATGGCGACATTACACGGCCCGGGTGTGGCCTGTTCGAGTAGTTCGCGGATGGTGTTTTCGTTGAGGGTCATGCCTGCACCTCCGGGGTAAACATGACGGTGGCGGGAGCATTGACGCTGATGGTGAAGCTCCACATGGCATCATTGCCGTGAATAGGACGCGATTCCGGTAGTTGTTTGACCCAGGAGCTAATGCCGATCTTGTAGTACGTGCCGACATGAGGGATTTTCACGACGGTACCAATCGGCAGGTTGAAAAATTCTTGGCGTGTACGAACTTCCTGCGGTTTGCTTGCCGCTGTGTAGGTGAGTCCGAGTTCGTCCAAGCAGTAATCGAGGTCTGGGGCGTGGTCTTTTGCCAGGTGTTCCAGCAGCTCCATGAGGGGCGTGTTTTCGCATGTCACGAGGACTTCATTTCGGGTGATGATGGACACTAGAGTTCCTCCGATTTCAGTAGTTCGCCGTCGAGGTGGCCAAGTTCGGCAATCTCGCGGATTTGGTCGAGGGTGAGGGTGGGTGTTTCGTAGTCGGGCATGGATGCCACGAGCTCGGGCTCATAGTCGAGTACCAAATCCCACAGGTAGGGCAGGTCGTCGGGATCGTCCTGGGTGATGACCTTGATGAGGCCGTAGGAGTCCTCCGGGGTGATTCCATCGTCGTAGGCTTCCCACACGGTGAAGATGTTCACCATCTCAGGCGGCTCTACCGCGTTGCAGATGGGGCAGCTACCGCCAGGGGCGCAGCAGTCGTTGAGATACATGGTTAAAAACTCGTTTCTCGCCGTTTTGCGGCGTTTAAAAGTGTTGGGGGCATGACGGTGGCGGCTAGGCGGTTTTCGTGCGCCAGGCGTGATTCTGGGCGGGTTTTATCCTGCTTTGCGTGTCTGTGCGTGGTGGTCGCATTTGTAGGCCACGCCGTCGATGAGTCGCCAGCCGTTTTCATCGCACAGACCGCAGGCGTCAATGGCGGCGCGGCGTGCGGCCTTGGCGGCGTCGCCGGCGTGGAGGTGTTCTTCCTCCGTGGCTTTACGAGCCCTGGCGCACTGCCAACAGTTGGGTACTTCGTCGGCAGGTAGGCCTTGATGGTCTGCGCAGCGGGTCGGGTCGTAGGCTGGCGCGGCGTAAGCCGCCGCCAATTCGTCTAAAGATTGGGGGGACGATTCGGCGTCGGGAATTGGGGCAGAACCGTGGTCTGTAGACCCGTTTCCCCCCTCCTTCTTATTTCTTACTTCTGCTTCACTTCTGCTTGGCGTTTGCTTGAGCGGCTGCTGTAGCAAACTTGAAGCACCTGCTATAGCACTTGCTTTAGCACCTGCTAAGCGGCTGCTTTCTTTGCTTTTTGTATGCCTTGACCTGCCTTTTCTCGCAAGTCCACCCTTGCGCCCAGCCTCCTGTTTCTGCTTTCGGCGGGCTTCAATCTCCGCTTTTGTGGTCTGATGTTCCGCAAAATCATGAATAATCCACGCGTCTTCGGTCTCCAAAAGCGACGGTTTTTCGTCATCATTTGTCGCCAATTCCTGGCACACGTCAAGCGACCACTTAGCAGCTGCTAAGCGCTTGCTTAACACCCCATCCGTCTGCATTCGACAGCTGTAGAGAATCATCTCGAGGTACGCCCACCGGGCTTCCACAGACACAATCTGTAGCTTCGGCGAGTCCGCAAAATCATGGGTGATATTCGCATAAGTTCTAGGGTCGCGGGGCATTACTCTCCTCCTTCCATTCGGTAAGTAATGAGTGCGATGGCGTGTATGACCTCCGGGGCAAGCCGGAGTTGGTACGCGGCGGCCGCCATGACCACCTGCCGCGCATGGTCGTAGAGGTTCATTCGTTGACCTCGATGAGTAGGTATTGGTCTCCGTATTCGGTCGGCACGGTCGCTGGCTCTGGCACGTCGATGTAGACGTAGTCGGTGGGGTCCAGGACGAAGCGTCCATCACGTGTGGCGCCGTCGATATAGCCGTCCCTGGCTACGGCGTAGATAATCCGATCCGGGATATTTGAGGCCGGGTCAAAAGTCTTAGGGTCCAGCCACACCCGCGCGCCGACAAAAGACGGCATGCGGGCGGCTGGGAGTTCATGCCACGTCAAAGTCTTTCTCCGTGAGTCCGAGCTCGTGGGCGCGGGCAAGGCTGGCGTCAAGGTGGTCGGCGAACTGCGGGTATTTGCGGCATGCCCATACGTGATTGATGGCACCCCATTGGGTGACGCAGTAACCGTCATGCCGGCCCGCCCCGATAGCGTGGTTGAGCTTGTGGACGTATTCGTTGGGGCTTGATGTGCCGCAGGCCGGGCAGATGTAGGTTCCATCTGTGCCCGGCCCGATGAGCGCAAGCTGCTCCATTCTTAGAAGGGCGGCTGCTCATTCATGACAGTGTTGACGTTCGCCTGGGCTTGCTGCATGCCCTGCTGGTTGGTGGCGGCTGGCGCTGCCCAGTTCCCCACCTGCGGCTGCTGAGCCTGCTGATTCCAGCTGCCGCCCTGCTGCTGGGGTGCCGCGGCATCGCCCTGCGGCACGACGTAGAACTCGCGGGCTTGGAACTCGACACGCGAGCGGTTATTGCCCTGCCGGTCCTCCCACTGTCGAGTAATCAGCTTGCCAGCAACAGCAACCTTGTCGCCCTTCTTTAAGCCCGCCGCGAGTTCCGCCCACGGGGTCGGGTTCTGCTTGTACTGCGAGTTCTCATTCCAGATGGTCACATCGAGGTACAGGGCTTGTTTAGTGGCTCTTCCGGTTTTAGAGTGCATTGATTAGTTCGCCGGGGGTTCGGGCGTGGCACAAGATATTGGGGTCCTTGGCTTTGTAGGAATAAGGGTGTCTAATCCATCCGTACAAACCAAGGACCTACTGTGCAGCCTAACGGAAATGTCATCGTCGATACCATCTGCCGCACCGCAGAACTAGGAGTTACTATCACCGGGGCCGCAGAACACGGCGATGTCACCGTCATCGAAGCCGAGCCCGTCGAGCCCATCAATGAATGCCCCACGTGCGGTCAGCCTGGAGTATTCCGCGACCACGTCATCCGCAGCCTGGTCGATCTGCCCATCGTCGGCCACCCAACACGCCTTCATGTGCGCCTTCCACGCTACCGGTGCACCAACAAGCGCTGCTTGCAGAAGATCTTCCGCGCGGGCCTTACCTGCGCGCCCGACAATTCAAAGACCACGGACAGGGTGACCCGCTGGATACTGCAACGACTCTGCCTAGATCGGATGAGCGTTGCCGCTGCAGCCAAGTCATTAGGCCTGGGGTGGGATACCACCAACGCCTTGGCCTTAGCCGCTGTCCAGGACTTGATCTACAACGACGAGCACTACCTCGACGGGGTCAAGGTCATCGGTGTTGATGAGCATCGCTGGTCGCACAACCGACGCACATGGCGCGACGGATACGTCACCGTCATCGTTGATATGACCGACCACCACGACAAGGATGGAAACGTCATCCGCCCCGCTCGGCTTCTTGACGTTGTCCCAGGCAGAAGCGCTGACGCGTTACGAACATGGCTGAATAATCACAGCGAGCAGTTCCGCGATCAGGTCAAGATCATCAGCATGGACGGCTTCCAAGGCTATGCCACCGCCGCTGGCGAAGTCATTCCCAACGCCACCCAAGTCATGGACCCGTTCCACGTTGTACGCCTGGCCGGTGACAAGCTCACCAAGTGCCGCGCCAGGCTCCAGTTAGAAACAACAGGCCGACGTGGCCGCAGCAAAGACCCGCTCTACCGCAACCGGAAAACTCTGTTGACCACCGAGGGCTTGCTCACCGACAAGCAGCGCGGGAGGCTTGAGGAACTGTTTGACTTCGACGACGACTACGCGCCGCTACAAGAGACCTGGACCTACTACCAACAAGTCATAAGCTGCTACAACAATCCCAACAAGCAAGCAGCCAAGAAAGCCATGAGCACGCTCATTGACACGCTTGTTGACATCAAAGACGCCGGGATCGCTGAGATCGCGCAGCTAGGCAGGACCATGAACAAACGCCGCAAGGACATCCTCGCCTACTTCGACCACGGAGTATCCAACGGACCTGTCGAAGCGATTAACGGTCGGTTGGAATTCCTACGCGGCATCGCCCTGGGATTCCGCAACCTCGACCACTACATATTGCGGTGCCTGATTCACGCCGCCAACATCCGACACAAAATCAATGCACTCTAAAACCGGAAGAGCCTGTTTAGTCTGCCACTCCCCCTGGTCGTCCTTATACCGGTCGGATTGGGCGAGGGTGAAATTAGTGACTGCCTGGCCGGAGCTGGTGAATCTTAGTTCCGCGTCGCGAGTGAGCCCACCAGCAATGGTGATGATGTCAATCATTACTGTGCTCCGTTCAGGATTGCGGCGCGCTGGTCAGCGGCCTTGGTGTATTCGGCCCACACAGCCGGGTCAACGCCCTGCAGACCATTCATGATGTCACCGAGCTGGTCCACGCTCTCGGCCGTGTTAATAGCTTCGAGCGCCTTGGGTTCCGGCTGCGGTGCCGTCGACTGCTCCGGCTGCTGCTTCTGCGCGAGGGCTGCACGCACCGCATCCACCACCTCCGGCTCCGGCTTCTTCTTGGTCAACGCCGGCACCGGGGCGGCCTCCGCCTTCGCCCGCACATCCTCACGAGTAGCAGTCATCTTGACCGGCTCCAGTTCCAGGTCTTCGGCGGCGTACTTGATGCCGAGGAGTACATCCGGGGCAAGCTTGCGGGACACCTCAGATGCTGCTTTGGCGTACAGCATGGCCTGCGGGTCAGTCTGATACTTCTTGTTGCTGGTATAGCCCGCCTTCTTAGCGCGCTCAATAGTCCAGGTGGATTCCTCAGTCTCACCCGCTGGTGAAGTGCCGCGTACCGTAACGGATTCATCGCTGGTTTCTACGGTCTGGAATCGGTACCCCTTTGCTTTGAGGAGCGCGACCATGGTGCGTGCGTAGATTGCGGGCTGTCCGTGGACTACGAAGACTTGCTGTAGGGCCTGCTGTGGCTTCAATCCGAGTTCTGCGCCGTAGAGGATGGCGGCGGCACCATCATCAGGCTTGCCACGGAAGGTTTGCGGCACCATTTGGGTGTTGCAGAGGACGGTGGCGAGTTTGTGGGCTGCGCCCATGGCTTCGGCTTGGCGGGTGAGGAGGTCGAGGCCGTCCTCAGAGGTGTTGATGGTTGCGAGTTCGTTGCTCATTATTGCTCCTTGATTGTGAGTCGGGTTGACCCTGCGCGGGTCTTGGTGCGGAATTGGTTGTAGAGGTCGGGGTGGGCGGTCTTAAAGACGCGGGTGTCGAATACCTTGCTGGGCTGTGTGGTGGACACGGTGAGGTGGTAGCCGCCGTAGTCGCCGGTGTGGGAGTCGCCGGTCAACGACAGGATTTCTCCCTTGAGTGCGTTGATGCGCTTCTTGAGGTCGTCTACCTCGGCGGTGAGCATGGCGTATTGGGCGACGAGGTCGGTGACCTCGTCAATCTCATCCAGTGAGGTGACTTCACCCATCCAGTCGGGTGTTTCGCCGTCGAGCCAGGCGAACCACTCCCCCGCGGTGTTCATCAGCTCTGCCGCAAACTTGGGGTCATAGGTGATGGTGCGGTGGTCGAGGGAGACGGGGGTGAAATCCTCATGCACCTCAACGAGTAAGGCACAGGCTTCTGCCCCGGTGTAGTGCATGTTCGCCTGAATCTGACAGTAGTACTGGTCTGGGCACCAATCGTGGAAGCGGCCGCCGTGGAATGGGCGGCTGCTGGTCTTAATCTCCCCAATGACATCCAAGTCCTCCGCGTAGAGGTCTGGGGTGCAGGATAGGCGCTCATCGTCCGGCAAGAAGATGACCTGTGGTTCCGCGTTGTAGGTGAGGCGTGAGTCCACCTCATCAATCAGCACCTGGGCTAGCAGGGGTTCGCGGGCACTCCCCCACTCCGTGTACTGATTGCCCCGGAACTTCGAGCCGTGTTCTTTCTGGTCGCGTACCTCGTGCCATGTAGCAGCGTTCTTACTGCAGTGCAGGCGGGCTAGCTCCGTGGAGGTCAACCGGCCCCGGCGAAACTCCAACCAGTCCTCATTATCCGTGGGTTCGTAACGTCTCACTTCTTCTCCTTCTCGTCATAGCGGGACAGGGTCATGTCAGTCAGGGTGCAGGCAATATCGGGGTCGTGGCCACGGTCAAGGAATGCCTGCATCACTTCGTCTGCTTCCTCAATCAACGGCTCTAGATAGAGGAAATGGGGGTTAATGCTGCTCATGCGTGGTGGCATTGTGTTTGGGGTGTTCTTTCTCGTGCTCGTTTGCTTTCGTTTCGTTTGCGTTCTAGGCGTTTCTTACGGGCGCTTTCGGCGGCTTGGGTGCGGAGCTGTAGGTCAACTCGTTTTGCGTTATCTGCGTGGAATGTGCAGAACGGTTCCCCTGCAAACATGTCGGTAGCAACGGAATTGCAGTTCTCGTATTGGCAGCAGCCAGGCTTGGACTTGTCGTTGAACTCGGTCCGCCAGAGGCGGTCGACGCGCTTGCGTTTACGGATATACATTCGGGCTACATCCTGGGCTTCATCCAAGCTCGAGCATGGGCGCTCCATACCGTTGACGATGACCACAAACAGGTCGCCGCGGGACTCGATTCGGAGTGTGCGTGTCATAGCCGTTCCCTTTCTTTATCAATCGTGTCGAATAGCTCCTGGGCCTTGTCGTTGACTGCTTGCGGTAGGCGCTTATGCCAATCAGCCATGAGGAAAGTGAGTTCATCCTCAAAGTCAGCGAGCTTGTAGAGAAGTGGCATGTCATCTATGTCGTCTGCGCGGTCCATTAGTGCACCCCACAGACTGCAGTCGGGTCATACGTTGCCGGCGGCATGCCGACGATGAACGTGAATGCGATGCCCGCGAGGAATGCGAGGATGGCGACGGCGATGGTGAGCCGGGTGCGTTTTGCGAGCATGTCCTCGAGGGCGGCGATGTAGCGCAGGCGGTTAGCTGCGGTGGGTTGGGAGGCGGTCGGGATGGGCATGGCGGATTTTCCTTTCATAAGAGTTGAGGAGAGCTGCTGTGTGGTGGGCTTCCGCGGCACCACGTTCGAGGAGTCGCCGGTACTTCGGCGGGACGTCCGAGAACGATGCGAGAGCGCGGTACATGCCTTCAATGTGTTTGACTTTGTCTGCGGCTTCGCCGGGGCCGATGTGGCGGGGCATGTTATCTCCAAAAGATGTAGAAGCGAGGCCTGCGATGCCTAGGCCGGTAGAAGATGTGGCGGAGGTACTTCATGCTGCGTCCTCGGGTTGTGTGAGTTGGTCGATGATGGTTCGGGGGAAGACGGTGCGGTTTCCGATGGTGATGGGATGCAGGTGACCGGCTTTCCCGGTTTTTACCCATTCGTAGAGGGCGGATTTTGAGACGCCGATAAGTTGAGCTGTTTCGGGCACCGAGTAGGTGCGGGTAGGCTGCATGGTGAACTCCTTTCGTAGTTGGGTTCGTGGCCCTGGCAGTGGTTGGTAGCTGTGCCGGGGCTTCATTCACGTGTGGGGCGCGGGGTGTTACATACATCCTTTTCCGACTAGTTGTTGGAATAGAAGAATTTTCCCGCGCCCCTTGTGGTTTGCTGGGGAGTTGAACCCCAGTCACGCGCTTTGTCAACGCGCCAGAATCATGTGCTGCGTGCCCGCCTTTCGGGACAAACCTTTGAGGGTGTAGGGGCAGGTGGCCAGTGCCAGGCGGGTAGCCCCTTTGCGCCGCGTATATCCGCAACGGAAAGCGCTTAACCCCTACACCGTGCGTGATAGGTATGCGCACCCCACCATGAGTTAGTCGGCGGCCCCCGCGCACGGCATTGCGCGGGCTGTGGGATAGGCCGTTGACTTCCGGCCGCCTGGTGGCGTGCTGGGGGCTTGCACCCCGCGAGCGGCTACTTGCACGCCTCGTGTTTTACGTGCCCGATTTATGCGGTGTTCCCTCACGCCTAAGCCGCGACGCTGTGGCGTGGTTTCTGCCTGTCGGCGGTGCTGGTCATCGCAATCTAAGACACATGCTCACAGCACCAAGTAGTCCCGCTAGGACACGTTGCCCACCACCGTTAACTGGTGGGCCGGTCTCTCTATTCAGTTCTCGATACAACGTGGCCGGCGGGCCCCTCATCGATCCCCTCGTGAGGAGTCACCGCGACCTGGTGCCCGGCCAGGGAATCGAACCCCAGCTACACCATCGGGCTAAGTAGCGGCGCTAGTGCGGCGTTGGGAACTTCTCCGGGTTTGCGCCGCCAGGGGTATACCGGAGCGTCTTGCATTCCGTACCGTCTCGGAACTTGTTCCAGGCCTTGATGGTCACCGCAGTGACGTAGGTCTGATTGATGACTCCGCGCTGGTTTGCCTTGAGGCTGAAAAGCAGCTCGCGCAGCGTCAGGATTGGGTTTCCGCGCTGTAGGTTTTCTCCGCTTGCCAACTTGTCGAAGAAGAACTGAGCATCTGCGGCGTCTAGCTTCGAGAAGTGGTAGTAAAGGATGCCGATGGTCTTTCCAGACATGGCGCACTTGTTGCGAATCCGGCATGCATATTGCGTCAGCTCAACCAGCGAAGGCTCTCCTTGCACTCGGGCAAGAACTTGCTTCGGAGTCACCGGGTATCCCGTGGCAGTCGCGCATGCAGCTTTCAGCCCCCACCGTTCGTCTCGGATAATTCCGGAAGTAATGGCAGCGAGGATGTTTACGCTTGGGTAGCCGTGGATGGACAGCACATCTTTTGCGCTTCTCGCTTTGCCCGTGTCCATGGTGTCCTGTGTTTCGCTTGGCAAGCCGTAGACAACAAGGGTTTGGAATGTGAGGTCGTTTTCTGCGGCGACCATGAGGCGGTGCTGGCCGTCGAGAATCCTGCCGTCACGGGCAATCTTGATAGCCTCGCCGTTGAGCTCCCACTCGCCGTTGCTCATTGCTTCTAGAACGCGCCCATAGTTGGTTTTGGAGACTTTGCGGTTGCCGATGTTCTGTTCCAGGAGTTCCCTGGCGAGGCGTGGATTGATTGTTACGATTTCGGATTTGATAGTGTTAGAGATGAACATTTGGCTGATTCCTTTCAGCTGAGTTGGTCAACGAGGGCTTGAAGCTCGTTGATGGTTCGGGTCAGGTCGTGGCGGTGGAGCGCTGCGACCTTTTCCTTATTTCGGGGAAAATTGCTGTCATTCTTGATGCGCTCGAATCTGTTCATTACGCGGTTCAGTTCGACTACCGCGCTGGTGAACTGAGATGTGATTGCTTCGGCGCGAGGTTCCGGTTCCGGCGCTGGCTGCGTGTTGAGTTCATCCAGGTGGTGTTGCGGGATGGCGGTAGCCTGTGGCAAGTCCCCGGTGGTTAGCGGCTCCGATTCGGGAGTCTGCTCCCCCGGCGCGCGCCACGGGTCGGCCTCTTGTTCCGGTTCTGGCTCCGGTTCCCGGCGCGGCTGCGACGCTGAGCGCTCATAACTGGCTGGACGCTCTTGCCCGCGAGAATTGATACGCGGAATGTCATTCGGAATTTCCGAATGAGACTCAAGCTCGCTTCTGACAGACGCGACAGTTTTATCGCTTGCCCCTGTCCTGCGGGAATGTTCAAGGTTGCTTAAAGCCGGGTCTGCCTTCAGCGATTCCGCAATCAACGCCCGGCGCTGCTCACGATTCAGATGACGGCGCTTCAGATTCAGGGTGAACGCCAGGGAGCGCTTACCCGCTTCGTCCAGGTCATCGTGAGCGACCATCGGGCATGGGATACCCAGCTCGGCGGCAATCTTCGAGCGATGGTGCCCATCAATGACAACGCCGTCCGCGTCGATATGGATCGGTTCGAGCACGCCATGTTCCCGAATGGACTCATACAAGTCCTGGTATTCCTCCGGCGACAGCGGAGGCATTACCTGGTACTTCACTGCACTCATGTTGTAAACTTCCTTGTGTGTTGGCCTCGCTTCGGCGGGGCTTTTTCTATGCGACGGCGGCGGTGGTTTCGATGACCATGCGGTCGAGGGGGATTCCGGTGATTTGCTTCAGTCGCATGAGGGTGACGATGCTGGGCGCGGACTTGCCGGCGCGGTAGTTGCGGATGGTTGCGCCCGTGAGGTTCAGGAATGCCTGGCCTAGCTGGTCATCGGAGCGGGAGCCGGTAAGCTCCGCGGCCTTATCCAGCACAGCGGGGTTGAGTCGAATCATGATGCACCTCCTTCGGGTGACTGTGATTCACTTTCTGTAGGGCAACTGGCCCTAGAAAGTGAGGTGATTTGAATGTTGAAGTTTGAGCACATAACCGGATTGGATGTTGAGGGTGTCGCCCCGGCGGAAGATCTGGTTGATTCCATTCGGGAAGCCCTTGCGGAGGGCGGCGACCCGGCACCCGGGTTAGCTCTTGCGCTGGTTAAGGCGATTGCCGAGTTGGAGACGGCGAAGAAGTCGATTGCCGACCTGGAAGAGCGGATGGAGTCGACGCGGCTCTACGTCATTGACCTTGAGACGCGCCTCGTTGAGAGCGGCCTCCGCTTCGGCGAGCCGGCTGCGAGCATCAATCCGAGCGCCACGGCTGACGGTGAGCCCCTTGGCCTTAGCGGTGACCTCTCGAAGTAGGTCATCAATTTCTTTCGTGGTGTAGTATCTCTCGCCCGGAAGATTTACGGTTACCTCCGGCGTGCCATCGCCGGGGGTTTCCTTATTAGTCATGGTGTGGCTCCGTTCTGTTTAAACTTCCTCTGGGGGCACTTCCCCAGAAAGTGAGGTGAGAACTGTGGATTTGAACGATTTCGATCACGCGGGAATTGCCGCTGACCACGCCGTACGGATTGCGAGCACTCCATATGAAAAGTCGATGGCAGAGTCCCAGAGGTCGTTAGCGCTAGGTATGCAGCTACTCCAGAAGCAAATTGACCGAATGGAGCTTGGGATCCAGCTCGGCAATCCTGCTGACTAATTCACGAAGTGTGTAGCTACCTTTTCCGTACTCATCAATGGAAATGGTCTGGACTTCCCCTGGCGTTGCCCCGCTAGGGGATTCCCTGTTTTCGTGGTTCATATTCACCTCCTTGTGCTTAGTTTCGCTCGGCTGTGCCTAGTTAAGCATACATGCGCGGAATTACGCAAGTGTTCTTAGAAACTTTTTTGTTTCCGCAGGTAAACCATGTGCGAAAAGTTGCCCACTATCGTCTTTACGGGGTATGCTTGGCGCCATGAAACACAGCGAATGGCTAAGCAAAGTCACAGATGATTCCGTGCGCTCAATCGCCCGCACGGTTGGGCTACCACCCCGAACCCTTGCAACGCAGCTGGAAAAAGAGCGCATTAGTCCAGAAAACGTCATCTCCATCGCCATCGCCTACGGTGCCCACCCCGTGCGCGCCCTGGTCGATACCGGCTACCTCGCCGAAAAGTACGCCCGCACCGTCGACCCGATGACCGCCTTACGTAGCGTCACAGAGGACCAGCTGGCCTATGAGGTTCTGCGCCGAATGAAGCTCGGCGTCGAAACCGACAACCTCACTACCCCGGTTGACGAACTCGCACAGCGCCGCGCCATGTCCGGGGCTCCTGCTACTAATGACGGCGGGGACGATGACGGCACCGTGGAGGAGTTCGACTGGGACGAGCCACACGCCGCCGACTCCTCCCCCAGTGAAACGCAAGCGAGACTTGAAAGAGGTGAAGATCCTATTGATTGATGCGCTGATAGGCGTGGCCGAAGGCCGCGGCTACCGCGTGCGCTGGCACAAGCACGGCCCCACAGCCGCCTGGCTCCCCCACCGCAATGCCATCACCCTGCAGAACGGCGCGCCGGAGGTAGAGCTACTCTGCTCGCTCGCCCACGAACTCGGCCACGCCCATTACAATCACCCGGCCGGGCACTTCGGCGCCCACGAGCTGCAAGCCGACCGCTTCGCAGCCAAACTCCTGATTTCCCCCGCGGACTACGCCGCGGCCGAAGCAATCTACGGACCACACCCGGCCCGCCTCGCCCACGAGCTAGGAGTGACGGTCAAAGTCCTTAAAACTTGGGCCTCTATCTACGAAAGGAAACTAGCAGCATGAAACGCCTGCTCTCTATCCTCGCCGCCCTCCCCCTCATGCTTGCCGCGTGCAGCGACACCGGGGACACTGCCCCGGCCACGTCGAGCACCGTCGCCACGTCCTCGACGGCGACGTCCATATCTTCGACGTCGTCGACCTCGAGCATGACGTCCAGTGCCGCCCCGTCGAGCACCTCGGCCGTCGCGGAGCCGAGCGCCGTCGACCAGGAGCCGGCCGCCGCGCTGGCTACCGAAGCCCCCGCCGCCGCAGCCCCGCCCTACGTTGTTGAATGCTTGGAAGGAACCCCAGGGCCGGCACTTTGGTCAGATGGAACAGTGGCGTACTCGCAGGATTGCTGGGAGCAGCGAGGCGGGGCCGAAGTGGCCGAAGCCGAATCAAACGCAGGACTCCCCGACCCGGCGACGATTCCCTATGCCGACGGCGGGACGTGCCCCGCCTATAAGTGCGGGTACGGTCACGACGAGAACGGCAATCCGAACCCGAGCAATTCCGAAATTCAGTCGTGGTGGTCCGATTGCATCGCCACGAACTCGGCGGAGTATTGCCGGGCGAACGACCCCTACCAGTAAAACGACAAAACCGCCCCAGCACTCACAGCGACCAAACCGAAGTGCCAGGGCGGCAGCAATTGACCACGCCCGCATAGGGGCATGACCATAAGGAAGTGTATCAGCATGGCTGTGCAGAAACGCGTCACGAAGAATGGCGCCACAAGGTGGGTGGCGCGCTGGCGCGACCCCTCCGGCAAGGAGCACTCGAAGAGCTTCAACACGCGACGCGAAGCAAAAGCACACGTCGCTGAACGCGAGCGCGACCGCCGGCGCGGCTCCTACCTCCCCCACGAAGCGGAGAAGACCACCGTCCGTGAACTGTTCCAGGCATGGATGGACCACCGCCCACTCCGGCAGACCAGCGTCGAGCAATATAGGTTCACCCGCGACCGGCAGCTGGGATGGTTGGCTGATTGGCCGGCACGTGAAGTCACGCCGAGTGATATAACCCGGTGGGCCGCGCAATTGGAGCATGGCCGTGAGTGGATTTCGCGCACTGATACGGGGCTTGCCCCTGGGACAGTGCAGGGCATTCTTCGGCATGTGCGAAGCGCCTACAAGTGGGGTGTGGAACAAGAAATCGTGCCGAAGAACCCGGTAATCACATTGCCACGCACGGACGCTATTGAACCCGATGACATTCCGACGCTAGATGAGATTCAGACGGTAATTAAGTGCGTCCGTAAGGGTGGGGCGGTCTATACAAAGAATCACCCGTCGAAGGGGGAAGTCTTGCAACACACGGCGGGGCCGTCGCCGGAGGTGGCGGATATGCTCACGTTTGCGTTGTTTACCGGGATGCGCGTGTCGGAGATTTCGGGCCTTGTCGTCAGGGAGGTTGACCTGGACGAGGGGATTATCAAGGTGCGTAAGCAGCTTGGTAAGACGAGCCCGCCGCGCAGGGTTGAGCTGAAAACAGCAGCATCGCGGCGCGACATTCCGATTGCCGATGAAATTCGCCCCTTGCTGAAAGCGCATGTTGCAGGGCGCCGGGGCGATGATTACGTGTTTACGCTTGATGGGGTGAAGCCTGTGCGGGTTAAGGGTGCCGGCGATCGGGTGTTTATTGCGGCGACGTACACGGGGGCGCAGAGGGTGCATTTTCATGCGTTGCGGCATTACTTCGGGTCGGCGTTGTTGACTGCCGGTGTTCCGATTCAGGATGTTGCGGAGGTGTTGGGGCATTCAAGTCCGGCGTTTACGTTGAAGGTGTACACGCATGTGATCGCCGGTTCCCGCGACCGGATTGTTTCGGCTATTACGGAGAGTATCGGGTGCGGGATCGGTGCGGGATCGCATGGTCTGCGTGTGGTGGGAGATAGTGCGTGA